TCAGGAACATTTCTGGTTAACGCCGCCATTGAGGATCCATCCATCAACAGCTTCCCGCAGGTACGCTTTCGGGTGGGTCCTGACTGGCTTCGGAAACCCGTGCCGGTTGGTGTAGTTCCAGATTGTCTGGCGTGATGAAACCCCAAGCTTGTTCATCACTTCTTTTTCGGGAATCAGGCTGGTGTCGCTCATTGGTGTCTCCAGGCAAAAAAGAACCCGGCGCGGGGCCGGGCAAAAGGGATAACGGAGCAGTGCTTTCGCACCCAATAGCCAGCTCATAACTGGCAACCAGTTGCGTCATTCATATTCATGAAGACACTTACGATATTCTTCATCCCATATTGAACGAGCACGACAGGCTTAATCTTCTCTGGGTGTTTCCACGCTTTTTTGTCACTGAACATCGCCATGCGCATATAAGTGCGAAAGTCATTCGATTTATCGCCGGATTTCATTTTGCGGAGATATACCGCGCCTTTCCTGTATTTGCTCATTGTTCGGCTCCAAACCGCCCGTTAAGGCGGCCAGTTTTGACGACGAACTCCAGAAGGCTAACTCCCAGAGCTTCAATTTTCTTGTGATGCTTGTTGATGATGGGCGGCACTGTTTCGTTCCAGTTAGGCTTTGGCTTTTTGCGCATGACCTGCTGGATTTCTTCGGTGCAGCGGCGGCAGGCGGCGCGGATAGCGTTTTCATTTTCTGGCGTCATAACCCCTCCATATAAGCCCGGATGAATTCAGCCGCAGCCTGTGCGTTTATGGCGTTGCCGTACCCTTTCAGGCGACCGACGCGATTGCTGCTTGCCACTCTTGCCACCCCGGGCTCGACTCGTCCCAGGCGCGCGGCAGCCCCATCAACCAACGGGAATGTGCCGGGTTCAACTGGACGCCATTTGCCATCTCGACATAAGAGCCAGTCCGCATCTCGCCAAAAACCGTTAACCTCAAGGGGCCGGAACTCATTGACCATGCCGCCATGCTTGGCAAATCGTCCAGCCTTCCCTTCCTCTGCATTTCCGATTCGCACCCCTGCAATGTTCTCGATCCTTTCTCCCCGTCCACTGCCCTCGGTGTTGGCCAGCCCGTCATGAACGCCTGGCGCGGCAGTTGGTCCAGTCGCTCCTTCCCGTCCCGCTGCGCCGTCATTCCCGCCGAGTCTTTCCAGTCGCGTGAGGTTGGTGTCACCCATGCCGCTAGCACTGCAAAGTCCTGTAGATTGGGTTGGCGACCAGCCTCCTTCCTCGCCATTACCTTTTTCAAGTCCTGGTAACAGTTTTTGATGTTGCTCGCTAATGGACTCGGCCACCCAATAAGCTCGTTCTCTGATGTGCGGCGCGCCGATGCTCGCTGACGTAAACGGCACAAGCCCGAAGGCGTAACCCATTCCCTCCAGGTCTGATTGAACAAGGTCGAACCATACATTTGTGTTACCAGCTGCAACCTGTTCGCCAAAGACATGCTGAGGCCTGCACTCACTGATGAGATGGAAGAAGTGGGGCCAAAGGTGCCGCTCGTCAGCAAACCCATCTCCTTTGCCCGCCGCGCTGAAAGGCTGGCACGGACAGGAGCCGGTCCAGACTGGTTTATCGTCAGGCCATCCGGAGAGGCGCAGGGAATGAGACCAGACGCCAATTCCGGCGAAGAAGTGGCATTGCGTGAAGCCTCGCAGGTCGTCAGGTGTGACATCTTCAATACTCCTTTCATCAACTTCGCCCGGGGCGATATGACCGCCGGCGATCAGGTTACGCAGCCATTGCGCAGCGAACGGGTCGATTTCGTTGTAATAAGCTGATGGCGTCATGCGGCCTCCGTTTTCATAACATCGATGGCGCAGCCGGGAAGCAATTTTCTGGCGGCTAACTCGTTTTCATGCGGAAAGTTAAGTCGCGCATATTCGCCGAATAGCTCGCGAGCAGATTCGTCGTAAGCATGAGCGGCCTCTTCAGCCGAACGGTAGTAGCCAAGGTGGCGGCGCTCACGGCCTATTGTGATATTTGCACGGTATGGTTTTGATAAGTTATTGGCCCGAGAGACGCCTTTATATCCCGTTAAATTCGCTCTGCTTAACTCTCGGTTGTGCTGGTTCTGATTTAGCGTAGCCAAACGCAAATTGGACCATCGGTTGTTCGTGCCGTCATTATCAACATGATCGATGTGATACTTTGGCCATTCACCTGTCACTATCAGCCAAATGAGACGATGCGCGCGATAGAGGCGGCCAATCCTAACTTTGACGTAAAGCTTTCTACCGTTCCCACAAACCGAGCCAGCAACACTACCTTTCTGGACTTTTTTGCGACAAGTCTTCCAGGTCAGCAGCCCTGTTGTGGGGTCATATTCCAGAAGCTCTCTAACCATTTCGGCAGTTAATTCATGGCAGTTTCTACTCGGCATTTTCATATCTCCCCGGAACAAGCTTCACATCGCCATCAACTTCATTCCCCCAAGCATCCCAGCCTGGTGCCGCGCTGCGGCTGAACAGCTCAATGCGAGGCACAGCGCCGTAAAGCAGCTCCAGCCGGTGCCGAACTTCCCACGGCTTTTCGCTGTGTGCGCCGAGCGGGCTGTATACCACCTGCTTAATCCCGGCGTGCTTTCGCTCCAGCCCGGCGCCGCGGGTAGCAATCAACAGGTCTTCGGTATTGGCTCGGGTGTGATTGCCGCCGTTCATGCGCGTCTCGGCGTTTAGCAGGTTGAGGAAGTCGTAAAAGTCGGTTACTTCACCCTCGTCCAGCGCCTTGTTGATGCGCAGCTCGGCGTTCTGGTTCAGCTTCACCCAGGTAAAGCCTTTCATTGTGCGAACGGTAAAGCCCCAGGCCTCGGCAAGTTCGATAGCCTCCTGGTTATGTGTGCCGGTGTACCACATCGCCAGCACCGCGTTATCGGCGGCAAGTTCCCACACTGGCAGGCGCTTGATGTCGATGAGCTTCATGGTGGAGTAGTGGTCGGCGGCGGCGCCGTTGCTGATGGTGTTGCCGTAAGACCAGGGCGGATCAGCGTAGATAAGAGAGTATTTTCCGGTCATGCATCCTCCCGCTCCGGATCGTTAACATCCCAGCCATTACGCTCAATATTGGTTTGCAGCCGCTTATCTCCGACCTCTTTAATGCTACGGCCGGTAATCTGTGCGACTTCAGCGTTTGAGTGTCGCCACAGCAGCGCAAGCTCTTCGGTAGTCCATTCAGGCATGACTTTACCTCCTGACGATCGGGCAAGTGAGTTGCGCTTGCTGCGCACGGAGTAGATAGATCGGCCGGTTGCCGCGGCGATTTCCTCGGGAGAGAACCGGCCAAACAGAAACAACTCTGCTTTGGTCCACTTCCTTAGGTTGGTGTTGGCTGGGAATTTCACATCGAGGCGAGCAGCCTGTGTGTAAACGGCGCGCTCACTTCTCTCCAGTTTTTCGGCAATCAATGAGAGTGGCATCTGTCCTGCAACTTCATGCAGGAACAGGTTTTCCCACGGTTGCCAGTGATTTGCTCCCATGGTTACCTCCATTGCTCGCCAAACGTGAAGCCGATCTCTGCCAGCGCCTCGTCCATCTTCTCAATGAACTCCGGCACCATTTCGTTGAAATCGGACATGTACTGCGGATCCCGCTCAACGACGACATGGTGAATGCCTTCGCGCTTCATGCGCGGGTCGTAGTTTGCAAAGAACCAGGCGTTTTTCCCGGTAACCCACATGCTGTACTGCACCTGGGCCATGTACGCAGACTTGATTGCTTCGAAACCGCCAAGGCGGAATTTCATGAAGTCACGGGAGGTGAAAGGGCATTTAAGCTCAAGTCCGAACCCGTTACTGCACAGGCCGTCAGGGGAGCACGCGGTGCGCATGCTCTCGTCACGGAACAGGATCGTAGACTCCGTGACTTTCACGTCCGTGGTGAACTCGAAGAGGGTGCGGGCGTCTTCCTCGTACTGCTTGCCCCAGGCCAGCGCCTTGGCGTTAACCTCTGGCGCGACGCCGGTGCATACCTCGGCGAGCAAGGTGTGGAAGTAGGACATTTTCATGTCTGTCCATTTGCTGCCAGATCGAGGCTTGGAAATGACGTTGTGAGCGTCAGAGGCAGTAATAACTCCGAGCCTTAATTTGGCCCATGCTTCATCACCTTGCTCTACGGTGGACACATCTATGCCGGTCCGGGCCAGGATAATTTCTGGTGTCATGCTGCCGCCTTAGCTCTTTTCTGAAGAAAGCAAAACCCTTTCTGTGCCTCTTCTTCAGTGAGCTCTGACGCCTCAAGAATTTGCCGTTTGAAGATGTCGCTGCACAGTGGGAGGAAGTCTTTCTCCCAGTCTTTATCCAGGGTCGTTAAGAGATCGGTGATCGCCTGAAGCGTTTCTTCGCTTGCTGCTGGTGGAAGCGCTTCTGTGGTGTTGCGCGGCGAGACGTCACGGATATCAACGTCCAGTGATTTGCCTTCCATTTCTTCGGCGGTAGGCTGCTGTCCGATATCGGGCCAGGCCTTACGCAACGCCTGGGCTTCTGCGCATTTCGCCAGCTGTCCGTATGGGCGCTTTTTCCACATCGCGTTCGGCGCCGTGGTGTCGCGGCCGCCAGTGGCGTAGTTTTCAATCCAATATTCTTTGGCGCTGAACTCGACGATCTCCCCGCTGGGCATGCGCTTGTAGACGGTGTATTTGCACCACTGAGGGAAGGTCACCTCGACGCCAGTAAGCGTCTGAGTTACGTCTGGCCCGAACTCAGGCTCCCGAGCCCCGGCATAATCGCCGGAGCGGTCCGCCTGAATGCGGTAAAGCCCGATGCCCGGCATGACCACGTCGCGCCATTCGCTTTTACCCGTTCTTGAGTCTTTGACGCTCATCGGCACGAGGTGAACGGGCTTCAGTAATGGATCCAACTGGCGGGCACGGCAGTAATCGAGCGCCATCATTACCGATTCGTCTTTGGCACCAGGGTAGATACTGTTCTTCAGTGCGCTCCAGGTAGCAACGTCGATGCCTTTTTCCTGCAGCGCACTCGCCGTGATTGTTAATTCGTTTGCCATCGTTAATCCCCTCAATAATTAAAACGGGCAGCCGGTACGGTGTTCCCAGTCGTATTCCGCCTGGGCGTAAGCAACTGCCGAAATGAAATCGTTGTAGGCCTCGCCAGCTTTATCGCTGCGAAGTCCTTCGTATGGGCTGGAGTCAATCGGGACTGAGAAGTGGAAGAGGCCGGACGGCTCTTTCGGCATCATGTCGATGATTTCCCGTGCCCGGTCACCGATCCACTTCTCTTTCTCGTCCGAGAGCTGCTGCTCAGCCCAGTGCCGATCTTCGATTCGGTCGTAAGTGAGGTATGCGTTCATGGTTGCCTCAGTAATTAATTGAGCTGTTTCTGACCTGCCGTCTGGCCAGTAGCTCAACGGCTTTTCGAGCAAACTCTTCTGGGATTCCGCCTTTAACAAAATCTTCCTTGGCTTCGTTGTTAATGCGCTTCTGATGAGCGATGTTAGCCGCGCGAGCTGCTGCCTCATCGGCAATCCTCTTCTCTTCGGCCAGGCGCTTCTCTTCTGCCTGCCTTGCCTTAAGGCGCTCAGCTTCCACTGCCGCGGCTTTTTCGCGTTCCGCCCGCGCTTCTGCCTCCTGCTTCTCACGTGCTGCGCGCTGTTCCGCTTCAATGCGCTGGCGCTCCGCTAGTTCAGCGCGGGCTTTCTCTTCAGCCTCACGGCGTGCCGCTGCATCCAACTCAGCTTTGTGCTTCGCTTCTGCATCGCGGCGGGCTTGTTCTGCCGCTTCCTGTTTCAGTTGCTCATCACGTTCACGCTGAGCCTGTTCCGCCAGACGGCGCTGCTCTTCGCGGTCACGGTCAAAATCCTTATTCATCAGCAGGGCCATTTCGTGGTCCGCTTCGAACTTGGCAGCCAGCTCCTGATCGAACCTGATGTTCATCTCCAGCGCTTCGGCGTGCATCGCGTTCATGGCTTCTTCAGCCTTGATGCGTTCCTGCTCGGCTTCCCATTCGGTTAATGGGCGGCGGGTCGCATCGCGCAGTTCGTCGCATGCATCAACGAACCGCTTAATTTCGGCCTCAGCGGGACGCACAGCTTCTTTCAGGCGCTTCAGGTACTCACGGCCCGGTTTTTCGATTGCCGTCTTGCTGCGTGATACCTGCGCCGCCAGAGAGGCGACACGGTCACGGCCTTTCTTCGTGGACAGGTCCGGCACTTCGTTTACTGCCTGCCGGATCTGTTCTAGGTAAGCATCAAGGCCGCCCGCTACGTAAAGCACTGGCGCCTGTTCCGGCTTGATTTCGATGACAGTTAAGTCCGTTACTTCGCTCATGGTTTCTCCTGAAATTTGGATGTGCAGATGCCGCCCGCATTGAGCCAGGCCGATCGGTTGAATAGGGTGGTTACTTAGAAAGTTTTGAGTTCCAGGACTCTATGGCTGAAATTGGTGAGTCGAAGGTAACAGGAGCGATCCATCCGCAGCACTTCAGTTGGAACTGATTGAGGATGTATGGCTCTGGACCAATCCTGCAGCCGCGATCCCATTCGAACGCTTTAATTACGGGCTGTCGTTTGCAAAATGGGCACTCTGTTGCGTCAGGGAGATTTTCGAAAGAAATGTCAGGTAGCGAGCCATCATCTTCAGCCCATTGAAGTTCGCCTGGCACAACAACCGAATATCCATCCCAACGGTCAAATTCAGGTGAGAGAACATCTTCATAACCAGCGCCGCGAAGGCGAAACTTAGCTCGGGCTATAACGACAAGCCCTTTTACTTTTCGGCTGCCCATTCGCCACATATAAACACCGGCGGCATCTGGCTTGCGTTCAGAGTATTTAACCCATTGCATGCTCACCTCCGCGCTGAATTGGAAGACCTGTGCCATCGAGAAGGACGTCAATCACGCAGTCACTGAGGCGGATTATTTCTGCATCGGTGTGCAGGTAGACCCATTTGCGCTCCTGAATGACTGCTGATACGCGATAGGTGCGACCTTCATGCAAAGCCATCATGCCGGGCGTGACACACTGGCGAATGAGCGGGGTAGTGCCGTAGTGATTGATCATCACTCAATCTCCCTGAACGAAACACCTTCTATGCCTGGTAAAAACCAGATGGTCTCGAACTCATCTGTTTCCCGGTCATATTCCTGCCGAGAATCAGCGGTCCATTCGAAATCATCTTCGGTATCATCATCTTTCAGAGCCAGGAATCCACCAGAGACCAATTCCCCGGCGTAACGATGGCCGACAGTCCAGTCGCCATTAGTCTCAATACATTCGACGATAACGGTCATGCCTTCACCTCAACCTGTTTCAGGAGGCCAGCGATATGCATCTGCCAGCGGTTAAGCGTCAGCTTGCCGTTGTGGGTGACTGTCATGATTCCTCCCGAGCGAGGAGCATCGCGTCGGCAATGCTGTATGCATCGCTTGCTAAATCACTAAACGCTCCATAGTTGCATTCGCTGCTGATGATTCCCTGCATAGCCTTGGCCGCGAAGTAATCGCGTAGGGTCATGCCGCCAGAGCTGACTTCGAAACCATGTAAGTGACCAACTTCGTCGCGCTCCACGATAGAATCACACGGGAAAGCGCGCCCTCCAGTTTTGTTGCTCATAAATCCTCTTGGCCTTATCGCGGCGAACGGAACGGTTAATACAAGACTTCAACGCATTTATTCAGTGTTTCAATGGGCGGTGGATGGCCGCCGGTTGTCATAAAAAAACCGACACATGTGGTCGGTTTAGCAATTCATTTAATCGAGCGAATTTTCGTGAGTAGGCTGTCGTAAAGTTGAGGGTGTATCTCGTCGCAGATTGGTTTGAATTGCTCAGCAAGCTTCAGCTTTGCATTGAGCCAGGCTGCATACGCCTCTTCTTCAGTTTTATGCGTCCCGAGGTGTTGCTTCCTGCCTTTTCCAAGGCTGATACTTGCGCGATACATACCAAGCCGATCGTCAAAGGCTGTACCTATTGTCGAGTTGCCTCTTTTGGCCTCTCGACTAATGACAAAGTTGTTCAGAGCCTCAGGGACATAAAGGCATTTATCTGGTGAGTAAATCTTGTTGCCAGGAAATAGGAGGTCTTTATCGATTTCCCAGCCCTCATGAAAATTCGCTTTCCACCACTTGAAGAAACCTGAAAAATTCAACCATTCGCCTGTTACGCTGCACGACGCATATGTTGGAAATTTAAGGATGCTTTCTTCGCTGTAGCAGCGCTGAATGATGTTTTTCCAGGTTTTGTAACCTCTATGCTGAAAGCATTTGCCATCAATTTTTAACTGAATACAAAACTCAGCATCGTTTTTTCCTATGCCATAACAAAGTTGCCTTGGCTTAAGTCTTCTCTTTCTGCTTTCGAGAAGAAGATCAGATTCTGAATTAGTCATCAATTACTCCTCGGTGAAGCGACTGAGGTATGAAAAAAGCCGCTGGTTAGGCGGCTTTACCTTCGAACTTCGTTCCGCAGAACGGGCAGTAATTGATTGCGATTTTCGTATCAGAATTTGTTAATCGCTGCTCCGGATCCCCGTTTTTCTTACGCTTGCGATATCTGACATTGAACGGGAGCATTACCGAGCAGTAGTCGCCTTCTTCGAGCACCCAAACGCGACTGCCAAAATCGCACTCGTCCATCGAATGAACTGAGTCACCAAGCGCCTCTTTAATGCGCGCTTCCATTCGCTCCTTCACTTCTGAGAAACACTTACATGCCATCGTTTTACCCTCTGTCGTTACCCGCTGATGCGGGAGAAATGCTTTGGCGATTGGATGGCAGGTGCTGATCTCCTGCTTACCGATTCCCATCGGCTCGTGGTGCATCGTCAACTTTACGCGGCTCACCAAGTACCATTTAAGGCAACTTCCGCTACCGAGCGCATCAGCCTGCGCATTCACCCAATCCCAAAACATTCCAAGAAAAAGCCGCAATTCGCGGCTAATTCATGTAAGTTGCACGCCCATTCATGTATCCAGCAAGGTAAACTTTGAAAAGTTCGTTAGCCTCGCCGTTCTGGTAATAAACTTTTTGCTGCCACATTTCTTTCTCTTCCCGTTCAAGGCGATAGCGACCGAAATTACCTTTTTCAAATGCTTCCATCAGTGCGTACCATTCTTTTGTGTAGAGCATTCTTTTATCCTCATCTGATTCAGCCCAACCCACTCAGCTTCGAATGGACTGGAATAAATCTTTTTTCGCTTTGCCATAATTGCCGCTCTCCCTGAGCCCGCCTATGGTCCGACGCATGGTTTACTGTCGCGCCGTTCGACTGACCGAATCTCCACTTCGCCGCTGGCTAACTTCGCTCAGCTGTCGATGTTTCGTTTCGATGGATTAAAGATAACCTTAGTTATGGGTGTTGGCAATAACCTAATTTATAATATCAATCACATAAGTTATAAATTAATGATAACTAAATGAATTTATTTTTTTAAATACCAGTGCTACGCTTAAAAAAACAGCAGGAGGGATGTGCATGGTTCTGGATGAAGAGCGTATAAGCATGAAAATTCAGGCGATGGGGCGGGCGGTGATGGAATTGTCACTGGCTGATTTACCCATGACCCAGCAAAACATCATCGACAAGCTGAAGCAGTACCGGAAGGAAACAGGAAACGTGACAGGGAAGGGTGTGAACAGGGATGCGGCTGAGATAGTGAGGAAAGGGCAATAAAAACCCGGCGCGGTGGCCGGGGACCCTGTACACGATTCTGTGTAAATGCCTTTTCTCAGAAGTGACCGTCCAGGCGGTCACCGAACTCGATAATAAAGCGGCTCATTGCCATACGCCAGTCCCTCAGCGGCATCGTCCATTTCTGTGAGGCCGCCTGGATTGCCAGCCACACCACCTTTTTCACCGCGTCGTCCGTCGGGAACACCTTACGCTTTTTGATAGCATGCCGGATCACGCTGTTCAGTGATTCTATGGCGTTGGTGGTGTAGATGACTTTGCGGATGTCTGCCGGGTAAGCGAAGAACGTCGCCAGGTTGGCCCAGTTTGCCTGCCAGCTTCGGCTTATCTGCGGATAGCGGCTGTCCCAGGCTGCGGCGAACGCTTCCAGCGCCTGCTGGCCTGCTTCTTCCGTCGGTGCCTGGTAAATCGCTTTCAGGTCGCGGGTGACGGCTTTGTAGTCCTTCCAGGAGACGAACCGCAGGCTGTTGCGCACCATATGCACGATGCACAGCTGGATGCGGGCCTCCGGATACACCGCGTTGATGGCGTCCGGGAAACCTTTCAGGCCGTCAACGCAGGCAATGAGGATATCGTTCAGGCCACGATTCTTCAATTCTGTCAGCACATTCAGCCAGAACTTCGCCCCTTCATTTTCGGCCAGCCACATCCCCAGCAACTCTTTCTGGCCTTCGATATTAATGCCCAGCGCCAGGAACACTGATTTATTGATGACACGACTATCCTGTCGGACTTTCAGGACGATACAGTCAAGATAAACAATGGGATAGACTGCATCCAGCGGACGATTTTGCCATTCGACAACCTGCTCCATGACCGCATCGGTGACCTTTGAGACCAGCGCGGGTGAGACATCCGCGTCATACAACTCTTTGAACGCGGCGGCGATCTCGCGTGTGGTCATCCCTTTGGCATACAACGATAAAATCTGGTTATCCATGCCGGTAATGCGGGTCTGGTTTTTCTTCACCAGTTGGGGTTCGAAGGAGCCATCACGATCGCGTGGGGTACGTAGTTCCAGAGGGCCATCGCCGGTGGTAACGGTCTTTGTGGAATAGCCGTTACGGGAATTAGCCCCCAGTTTGGGCTGATTTTTATCGTAGCCCAGATGGTGGGACATTTCGGCGTTGAGAGCCGCCTCAACGCTGATTTTCTTCAGCAGGCGATCGAACTGGTTGAGATCGTCAGGGGTTTTGAGATTTTTGGCCAGTTCGTTAGCCAGAGCCTGCAACTGTTTTTCGTCCATAAATTAACCTGCTTTTGATGTTGGATTGAACATATCAAAATCAGGCAATTACACAAATTTATGTACAGACTCTGGCCGGGTTGCGACTTTATTTGAAGACTCTCTCAAGAGCGCTTTCATATTGTTCTTTTGTTTCGCACATGGATGCCATGCCGATAATTTTGCCAATGTGTCTACGTAGTGCTTTCACGCCAACATCAGAAAGGAACATATGGATTTTGTCACCTCTCTTACCGTTTTCCTCGCGATTTTCCTTGGCGATATCGAGAATCTTGCCTTCGCTCTTTGCTAATGTTTCGTAGATATGCCTCTCAGTAAACCAGCGGAAATTTCCTGGATGTCCGCCTTTTTCTGGTTTTTTCAGTTCGTATAGTCGGTACCATTCATAGTAAAGCTCATCAGGGAATTCTTTTTCCCAAGCACGAGCTTCTTCTCGAACGTACATTTTGAAAGCTTCGATTACCGCCTGCGCCGCAGGCTCATAACCAGAAACGGCATATGCAACGCCGCGAATACCAGATTTAGCAGAAGCATTCATAAGTCTTTGTGCGGCTTCTGCTGCTGCAATTCTATTAGCTGGCAAAACCCCTTTTTCTTTCGCCTTGACTAGGAGTTTAGCTATGTCTATTACTACACCGATGTCAAATCCATGCGCAATTGTCGAATTATTGGATCGCGCCTCTAATTGAAATTTAAGGGGTTTTTCTAATTTATCCTCTAAATCTGGATCGCGCATCTCGCTCATGAATGGAGCCGACATTAGTCTGTCTATATCGCGAGCAAGAGAGCCTATCTGGAGAAGTTGAGCTAATCCGGTCTTGGTTACAACTGGTGTTTTCAACTCATCGTTTAAAACATAACACTCGGCATCAATCCCAAACTGCTCTTTGAAATTTCCCATGTGAGTGGCTTTATAACCCCAGCGGGCAATAGCTCCGCTCTTGGCTTGATCACTTCTTTGTTTTGCAGTGAGGGATTTAGCTCTAGCAACCCCGCCTTTTGCTTTTCCAGTTGGTTCTTTTTTATTTTCTGACATTGTAAGCACTCTTGCTGTGAAATGTGCTTGCATCATAATCACTGTGTAACCATACAAGCAAGAAATATTTTTATTTTTATGCTTGCATTATTGCAGGCAAAAAAAAGGCCGCATCTCTGCGACCCCTCAAGCAACCATTCAAACCAGCCGCAGCTTCGTCTCTAACCAAAAGTCTCTTCCGGCCACTGCTAAAGTTTGTTGTAAGCTATCGATTCGTGAATAAGCGCTTTACCCATGATGTATAGCTGGTCCTGATTTTCTTCTGTCACATACCAATCTTTGTAAGCCGGATTATCTGAAAGCACGGCTAACTGCAGGCCCTGCATCTGCAGGCGCTTGACATGGAAGTGCTGCCCGAAGACAAATGCGTATACTCCGTCAACCTTGAAGTTCCTCACCGAAACGTCAAAGAACAGGCGATCTCCCGACTGAATCGTTGGGCACATGCTGTCACCGTCTACGGTCATCACCTTCACATCATTTTGAGTGCGGTTCCCGAAAAGAGATCTGGCATGCTCAGTTGTGAACTCAATAGCATGCAGGACCTCAACAAATTCAGAAATCATAAAAGACCCCGGACCAGCGCTTACTTTCAGGTCTAAAACATCAACCCGAAAGACATCAATTGTTTCCGAGACCGGTTGGGCCGCCGATGGCACATTACCATCAATCCGCATTTCCCCCACTCCAGAACTAAGCCATTCCGGCCTTACACCCAGAGCATGAGCTAGCTCGACCATCTTACGGCTGCCGCTCGTTTTACCTGACGTCATCTTTTGAATTGCAGGCTGGGATATACCGACTTTATCAGCCAACTGTCCTTGAGATATGTCAGCGGCCGACATAGCCGCGTTCAGTCGTTCTGCAAATGTTTTCATCTTATCAATATATAACCGAGGTTATGTAGAGTAAAATAACAAAGGTTATGGACAATACCCATAACTTGGGTTATCTTTTCATTAATCCAGTAATCGGATAGGTAAAATCCATGAACAAAGTTATTCAACGAGCTTTAGAAATCGTTGGCAGCCAGAAGCGACTCGCAGATATTTGCGGCGTTAGCCAGCCAGCGGTTCACAAGTGGCTTAACGGTGGTTCCGTATCTCCGGAAAAAGTAACAGCCATCGTAAACGCTACTGGTGGCGAGATTAAGGCACACGAAATTCGACCTGATCTTCCCGACCTGTTTCCACACCCAGAGAACCATGCCGCTTAACGGCGGCCCTAACCACGAAAGGGAAAGCAATGCATTCACTTGCGTATCAACACAATACCGTAATACACGCGGGAGCGATGATAAACCGCGCTCAAGCTAAAGCGGCGCCAGACCACGAAAAGATCCGCGATGCGGTCCGGGCATGGTCGTCGGCGCTGGACAATCAGGACGTCGTTTCGGCGCTGATCATCAACGAATACCGGGAGCAGGGCGGGACCGCCATCAGCTTTCCGGAAGATATTAGCCGGGCGCGCCAGAAGCTGTTTCGCTTCCTGGATAACCGTTTCGACTCCGAACAGTACCGCGAGAACGTACGCCAGCTGACACCTGCAATCATGGCGGTCGTGCCTCTGGAGTACCGCCACCGCCTTCTTCCAGAAGACAGCTTTATGTCCCGCTTAGCGCGACTTGAGAAGGAAACGAGTGAGGCGAAAGTTGCCGTTGCGATGAATGCCCCGCGTCACCAGAAGCTCAAGGAACTCAGTGAGGGGATTGTAGAGATGTTCCGTGTCGACCCGGACCTCACCGCGCCGCTGATGGCTATGGTCACGTCGATGCTGGGGGTTATGTGAGGGTCACCAGAATAGAAAAAGCCCTTGAAGCGGTAACTTCAAAGGCCCTTATCACACTGTGTTACGCCAAGTAACGGGAGTAATTATGGCAGAGAAATTGATGCATAACACGATGTTTTTGCCGCTCAGCCTAGAGAAAGAGAAGGTTAAGCATCTTGATATTCCTAGCGGCCTCAGATCTCAAGGGTGGATTTACGCGCTCAAAAATCCATACATGCCGGGAATCTTCAAAATAGGAATGACAGTAAATGAGCCTGAAATACGTGCTGCTCAGATTTCACAGGGTACTGGCATACCGGCGCCATTTGAAGTCCATAGCGCCTACTTTTCCGATAACCCGAGAGGCCATGAACAGGAGTTTCATCAATACCTGTCCAACTGCCGAATCAATCCTGGTCGTGAGTTTTTCAGATGCACTGAAGAAGAAATCGCTGAAGCAGCTGATGCAATCGGTTTAATCAGCCGTAGCGCCACGATAGAGGAACTTGCTGATTCTTATGACGTTATTTGCATTGAGCAGAGCGAACCTTTCTCTTTGCAAGAACTTTTTGACGATCTCGATATATCAGTTTTCGGCTGCCAGTACGCGGCGACAAAAAGGTTGGTAGAAATCGGAAGGGAATATCTGCATCTCGTCAATAGGGGTGGTTGCTCGTTAGCGTTTATGGATGGGAGGGGAATACCTGTCGTCCGTGAGTACATTCAACATCGCGAAGCATACATTGCATCCCAAGAAGCTGCGGGTGTGTATGGTCCGCAGAAACCAGGAGGATTTTGATGGCTCGCTCACGAAACATCAAGCCAGGCTTTTTCACTAACGACGAGCTCGCAGAATGTCAGCCACTGGCTCGCATTCTCTTCGCTGGTCTGTGGACTATTGCCGATAAAGAGGGTCGCCTGGATGACCGACCGAAGAAAATTAAAGCCATGGTACTGCCGTTCGATGATGTCGATTGTGACGCTTTGTTGCAGCAACTGCATCAGCATAAATTCATCAATCGATACCAAGTGAATGGTGATTCCTACATTCAAGTTTCTAACTGGAAAAAGCACCAGAACCCGCACTGCAAAGAAGCGGCAAGTGAGATACCAGAACCGCCTAAGAACCAAAATGGCACCGAACAAGAACAGTGCAATTCAGATGCAAAAGAGGAAAAGGAAGAAGAGGGAAAGCATCAAGTAATTGAAAATAATGAAGCACAAGAAAAGCACGGTGCTAGTAAGGTGCAAGAACAGGTTCAGAACAGTTTAAATCCTGCTGATTCCCTTAACCTGATTCCTGATTCCCCTATCCCTGATCCGGATTCCTTGGTTAACACCCAAGCCGCTGACGCGTCTTGCGAAGAGGCCAATGCAGATATTCATGAAATATCGAGTCGGTACGCATTCGAGGGCCAGATCGTTCGGCTGAACCACAAGGACTACCAGGCATGGTTAAACCTGTACCCGCTGATAGACCTGAATTACGAACTTCAGAAGCTGGATATCGAGTTCACGCATGAGAAGCCAAAAAATTGGTTTATCACTGCCAGCCAGAAGCTGAGTTATCAGAACAAGCAAGCGGCAGTACGCGGCAAACCAGCCGCTAAGCCGGATCTGGACTTCAACAACACTGACTGGGCTTATGAGGTGATTCGATGAAATCTCTTGCAGAGCAGATGCGTAACCATGACCGCGAGCAGATGAGCCGCATGGCCCATAACCTGCCAGAGCAGTACCAGGAGCGCGCGCCAGTCGAGCAGGTGGCACAGGTATTCAACAAGCTGTTCAACGAGCTGCGCGCCGCGTTCCCGGCCAGCATGGCGAACTTCCGCACTCAGGAAGACCTGAACGAATTCCGCCGTCAGTGGCTGCTGGCGTTTCAGGAGAACGGTATCCACTCAATGGCTCAGGTAGATGCCGGCATGCGTGTAGCTCGCAGCCAGATACGCCCATTCCTGCCGTCACCGGGCCAGTTCGTCGCCTGGTGCAAACAGAGTGGCGGGGCGCTGGGAATTACCGTTGACCAGGTGATCGCCGAATACTGGGTCTGGCGTAACCGTTCGTTAGAATTCACCTCCAGCGAGCAATTCCCCTGGTCGCAGCCGGTCATGTACCACATCTGCGTTGAACTGCGCCACCGCAGCACAGAGCGTCAGTTAACTCATGGTGAGCTGGCGCGTGAAGCCGGTGACCTGCTGGACATGTGGGAGAAGCGCGTCACCGAGGGTAAACCAGTGCCGCCGGTACGCCGGGCAATTGCAGCTCCGGCTGCCGAGCATGGGCCTACGCCGATCCAGCTACTTCAGGCCAAGTACAACCGCAACAAGTCGAATGGGATGGTGTGAGATGACCATAACAATCCGTGGGCAGATTCTTGCAGCCCTGCGTAATAACCCGGGCCTGAACAGTGCTCGTATTGCCAGCATGATCGGCATGACCACCAAAAAGATTTCCGGCCCGTTAAGCACATTGTTAGCAGACGTCCTGATCGAGTTCGAAGGCAAGCACGGCCAGCGGCTGTATCGGCTGACCAGTTACGGAATGAAATACGCACCGGAAACCATACCGGCCATGCCGAAGGGGAATTCGAAGTTGGTGCAGCGCACAGAGACAAACGTGATCTGCCAGGAGTGCCGCAACAGTCCGGCGATGAAGCGGGTATTGATGGTTTGGGGGAGGTTAGGGGTATGAGCGAATGGAGTGATTATCGCTTGATGGTTAGGACCATGGCGAAGGGTAACGGTGTAACGCTCATCAGCATCGCCAAGCACTGCGGCGTATCGAACAGGAAACTTAATCAGATTCTCCAAGCGGGGCCATCCAAAGAACAGGAAGAACTCATAGCCGAAGCTCTGGGGTGCGCAGGGTGTGACCTTGCGGAAATCCACAGGCAAATGGGCGAGTTATCAGACAAGTACGGGAGGGCAGGGGTATGAAAATTTACATCGCAGGACCAATGACGGGCTACGAAAATTACAACCGTCCGATGTTTAACGCAGTAGCACAGCAGATGTTATCAGGTGGTCATGTGGCATTAAATCCGGCCACGCTCCCGGATGGTTTATCTCAGCGTGAGTATATGGACATCTGCCTGGCGATGCTTCGCTGCGCCGACGCCATCCACATGCTGCATGGGTGGCAAGAGTCGGAAGGTGCTGTCGCTGAGCATGCCATGGCTAAAAAGTTGGGAATTAAAATTTCTTACCAATTTGAAGGAGCCGCCCAATGAGCAACATCGACAAACGCGCGACAGAGCTACTGATTGAAAACGGCGAACTTGTTGCCGATACGCTCCGCCACTTAGCGAATAACGAAATCGACTCTGATTATTTCGCCATTGTGTCCGAGAGCGAAAATGGTACTGAGATTGAGCATGAACTGGCAATCACCGATTACGCGCTACAGGCCGCCGGTACTGTTGATGAAATGGCGAAAGCGCTGGAAGCCAAAGGCAAGAGCATCAGCTTCCTGAAAGACCAACTCGCTCAGCTGGCAAACTTCAATCCTGATTGGGACAAGCTGGAAGCAGCAACTGACAGCCTCCGTGAGCACATGGCAGAACTCACAGCGGCACGAAAACGGATTGCTGAACTGGAGGCGAGCCACAGTAAGCTGCGTGAGTCGATGGCAGCCATTCATAACACGATTCGTCTGGATGGCGCGCACACCTCACTGGCGGTAATTCTAAATGCCGCGAAACTCGCGCATGACGAATCCGCAGCCGCTACTGGCATCCGCATCAACGGGGAGGGGTGATATGGCTCTTACCAAAAAGCAGCGAGCCGAACTGCGAGAAAAGTTCGGTGGCCGCTGTGCTTATTGTGGCTGCGAATTGCCAGAGAAAGGCTGGCATGCTGACCATGTTGAAGCGGTGCTGCGAAAATCTGAGCAGTGTATGAAGGCCGCTGCGAAAGGCATCTTCAAACTAAAGGCGACAGGTGAATTCTACAGGCCAGAGGCTGAGCGGTTGGATAACCTATTCCCGGCATGTGCGCCCTGCAACCTGCTGAAAACGTCCTATTCGCTGGAAATGTTCAGAAAGCAGGTGTCTCTACAGGTGGAGCGCGGGCGCAAAAGCAGCATGAATTTCCGCACGGCAGAGCGTTTCGGTCTTATCGAGACAGTGGAGAAGCCAGTGGTGTTCTGGTTCGAACAGTACGAGGGGAGGGCTAACCCATGATCACCTTCACCAAAGAACAGCTTATCGCTTCTGCGCACGCGCGTATTGAGTTTGCAGAAATGATGCTGGCCGGAGAGTTAGAGCCTCTCAAAGAACGCACATGGTCAATTGAGCTGAAGCTGGCGCGTATCGCACTGGCATCGCTCGAAGCGGAGGCTGTGGCGTGGCTACTGTCAGGAGGCGGTGCAAAAAACCACGTCAGTTTTGATAGTGGCAATGCTTACGCCGACCCGCTGCGAGAAGTAACGCCGCTTTACACCGCCCCGCCAGCGCCGGTATCAGTGAATATAACACGAGATCAAATACGTGACATTTTCATGAGGAACGGTTTCACAATCAAAGATGGTCAAACCGACCTGAAGGATTACGTATATGCAGCTGCTGATGAGCTTGTTTCACTCTTAAAAACTCAAGCGCCGGTATCTGTGCCTGATGCGATGGAAATGGATGATGACTTTGACAGCGCGTTTGAACACGGAAAAGCTGTCGGCTGGAACGCCTATCGCGCCGCCATGCTTCAGGGTGCCGATGGTGCCCTCACTAATGAGGATACCAAGCGGGTGGACGAATTGGTCATGTGGATTAAGCGTTTATCCCACTCACTGAGAAAAGCCAGGCCTGACAGTAAGTTACAAAGCGATGCAATGGACTACTTGAGCCGGAATGGGTTAATTGGCGTTAAGGATATACTGCGATGATGACAGATAAAGACCTGACAGATAAAGACCTGACAGATGATGTGCTGGACGAGATTATTGCCGGAGCCAAAACGTCGATGGAGCAGTATCTTGCTCTATCGCTTAAGGCTGAGCGTGCTGCCAAACAAGAGGCCGATGGCAACTCTCCGGTGATTCAGGATGGTTGGGTGGCTTGCGTTGAGCGGATGCCTTCCGCAGGGGAACAAGTGTTGGCGTACCGTCCAGACGCGCCGGAAAGTAATGATCCATTAATCAAGATGGCAACGTACGTTGGCGGGTCAGCACACGGACACGGCTTTGATTGCTACTGCAAGCCAACCCACTGGATGCCGCTGCCAGCAGCACCGCAGCAGGAGGCATGATGTACGACAAATATACTCTCAATCGCTGCGACGCAATGGAGTGGCTGGCTGAGCATTACCCAGTCTTTCCAGACAAGATGCCAGATGTGCCCCTAAAGGCTGACTGGTGTAGTGCCAACCTGTTTATGGGGTGGGGTTTCGTGATTTTGCTCGATGGCACCCTGGTGTTTGCTGACTGCCTATCGCCTCCAATCCGGGCGGAAGACATGGCAGGCTTCAAATTGCCCGATTTGGTGTAACTGCCATACAAGCGATATGGGAATCCCCATATCGACAGCTAGGGCCTCTCCGGAGGCCTTTTTCTCGCGTTGATTTTGTTGAATCAACCGTCCATAATCATGTCATCGGAGCCTGAACAACTCCGGTGACTTCTGCGCATTTAAGGGGACTTAAATGCGACCACAATCTGAACTCCTCACCTTGTCACAGATGCAGAAATGCACCTGCGATTTTCTGCATTCTGCGTTACCTCTCGGAGGTGGCGTATGAAGCAGCACTACTGCATCGTTAACGACACCGTTAAAGAGAACCTCATCGCGTACATTCGCACCCTGCCGGTAAACCCTCGTGCGCCGATGGTGGTCGAGGCCCGGGAAGAGACCCGCACCGACAAGCAAAACCGCCTGATGTGGCCGCTGCTGAAAGACCTGTCTGACCAGGTGGTCTGGCACGGGGAAAAGCTTACCCGCGAAGAGTGGAAGGACCTCATCACCGTTCTGGTAAACCAGACTCAGGACCAGGAGCAGAAATCCGCGCCGGGTATCAATGGCGGCCGCGTTTATTTCGGCGTCCGCACATCCAAATCCAGCAAGCGCTACATGGTCGACGTCATCGAGGCGATTTACTGGTTCGGAACAGACCGCGGCGTGAAGTTCTCCGAAGCATCCAGTAAGCGCATTGCTTGGGCGCAAGAGTGGAGGGCTTCCCGTGGGTAGTCCTCTCGCACGCGTCATCACAAACGAAATCTTCCGCGTTCCGGTGCGCCGCAAGCGTAAGCCAGCGGTTAAGCCGTCCGACATCCCGACATTGAAAGGCTACACCGCCCGCCTGGTGGATCAGAAATGGCTGCGTCTCGCGGCACGGAGGAACCATGCGTAAACCATCCCGCCGTAAGTGCAAAGTATGCGGTGAATACTTCGTGCCGAAATTCCACGACATCCGGATCCGCTGGTGCTGCCCGGAGCACGGCGCAATCCTCGCGATGGAAGAGCGCGAAAAGGAGAAGGTGAAAGCCGCTGCTAAGCGCATCAAAGAGCAGAAGGAAGCCGAGAAAGCAGGGCGCCAGCGCCGCGCAGAACGTCGTAATGAGCTGAAGCCAATCCGTCATTGGGTGCAGATGACTCAGCGCGCTTTCAACGACTGGCGGCGCGAAATGCTGCTGGCCGCCGGCCACGGCTGCATCTCCTGCGGAACAAAGACCGCTTTTGCCTGGCATGCCGGGCACTACCGCACCACGGCCGCCGCACCACAACTCCGCTTTAACCCGGACAATATCTGGCTCCAGTGCTCCGCCTGCAACGTTCACAAATCAGGGAACATAGAGGCGTACCGCGCAGCGCTGGTCGAGCTGATCGGCGAAGAGCGCGTGCTGGCGCTGGAATCCAACAACGAAACCCACCGATACACCCGAGAAGAACTCGATGGCATTCGCGCCAAGGCCCGGGAAGACCTTCGCGCGCTGAAACAGCAGGAGGCCGCATGAACCACACCGACTTCCTGAGATACCAGGCCGAAAGCGTTAAGCGCGCCAACCTGCCGCCAGTAGCAAAGCACAGCCAGAACAAAACCAATCAGCCACAGAAGGAAGCCGCATGAACAGTCAGCAACTGGAATACGTACGTCAGCAGCTCATTGTGGCGACCGCAGATCTGAGCGGGGCGACGAAAGGGCAGCTGGTAGCTTTCGCAGAAAACGCGCAATTCACCGCGACGGCGCGCAGCCGGGGACGGAAGAAAGTATTCGACAAGGATAAGCAGCGCATGGTCAACCCAGATGGCCCGCCGATGAGTGGCAGCCAGTCACGCGCCAAGGGCTCATCAATCGCGCTGGTGGGCCCGGTTGAGTTCGTGACCGCATCGTGGCGCCGCGCTGTCCTGTCGCTGGAGGACCACCAGAAAGCATGGCTACTGTGGAGCTACAGCGAGAATATCCGGTTCGAGTACCAGGTGGCGATAACCCAGTGGGCGTGGGCAGAGTTCAGGGAGCAGCTCGGCGCGAAGAGGGTGGCCGGCAAGACGATGGAGCGTCTGAAAAAGCTTATCTGGCTGGCGGCGCAGGACGTCAAAGCGGATCTGGCAGGGCGTGAGACGTACGAATATCAGGCGCTGGCAGAACTGGCTGGCGTTGCGAAATCCACTTGGACAGAAACCTATCTGCCTCACTGGATGGCTATGCGTAACAGCTTTAAGCGACTCGATAGCGGTGCGCTTATCTCAGTAACGCGATCACGTTCACAACAAAAGGCGACAAATTCACACGCAACTCTTGCAAAACCGAACTGAAACGCATATATTTCATGTAAATCTGATATCGTCGCCATAGCTTCGTAGGTCGACAAAGAATTCAAGCCTCGCAATCACGCGGGGCTTTTTTATTTGCGGTACGCCGCACACAGAACCCACTACCTGGGACCCTTCGGCCATAGAGCCGGCATTGCCTTACCCCCATATTGCCCGCTTGTCTCGGGCTTTTTTATTTCAGGCTCCGGGAACCATCCTCGACATGCCTACTTGTTAAATCGTCCCGAGGGCCTGCCCCCTTTCAAACACACAGCCCCCGCTTTTAAGCCGGAGGTTAGAGACTATGAAAATGCATAACGATCCCCACTCCTGGACGGAGTTTATCGAACTACTCCACAGTTGGTGGCGTGGCGAAACGCCGATGGGTGCCGTATTGCTATCGGTTGTCATGGCCGCCATGCGAATCGCTTACGGCGGTGGCGGCTGGAAGAAAATGCTCCTTGAGGGGGCAATCTGCGGAGCTCTGACCCTTACTGCTGTGTCAGCTCTTGATTACTTCAACCTTCCGCAGTCCCTGTCGATTGCTATAGGCGGCGCACTCGGTTTTGTTGGCGTAGAGCAAGTGAAGGTTATGGCTGCGCGGGTGTTTAATTCTCGCTTTGGAGGCGGTGATGCAAACCAGTGATAAAGGCATTGCCCTGATCAAGCAATTCGAAGGATGCAAACTCACCGCGTACCAGGACAGCGTCGGAGTGTGGACGATTGGCTATGGCTGGACTCAGCCTGTCGACGGGAAACCAATCCGCGCCGGGATGACTATCAAGCAGGAAACGGCAGAACGTCTGCTGAAAACTGGACTTGTCAGCTACGAAATCGATGTGTCCCGCCTGGTCAAAGTTGGCCTGACTCAGGGGCAATTCGACGCCCTGGTGTCGTTCACGTATAACCTCGGAGCCCGGTCCCTGTCGACATCGACCCTGCTGCGAAAACTCAACGCCGGTGATTACGCTGGCGCTGCCGATGAGTTCCTGCGCTGGAATAAAGCTGGTGGAAAAGTCCTGAATGGGCTGACCCGTCGGCGTGAGGCGGAGCGCGATTTATTTCTTGGGCAATGAGGTGTCTTGTGAAAGAACTTTCTGATTACCTTGAAATAAATAATAGATCGCCAAGTGGTCTTGTATGGAAGAAATCGCCTGGCGCGAAGATTAATGCCGGAGACCCAGCATTTACGACAGTTACACGTTCAGGTTATTACGCTGGTAAGTTCTGCGGTGCGCGATTGTCAGCCCACGTGGTGGTTTTCTTCTTACATAATGGGTTTCTACCAAAAGGTGAGGTTGACCATATTGATGGGGATAGGACCAACAATGATCCGAAAAACCTAAGAGATGTCAGCCGCTCTGTCAACGCGCAAAACAGGAAGAAAGCAAAGGGCTACAGCTTTCATAAGCGTATCAATAAGTATATTGCCACCATAAATGAACCTGGAACTGGTAAGCGTTTGCATCTCGGTTACTTTGAAAATGAGATTGATGCAAGGAACGCCTACCTTACTGCCAAAAGGTCATTACACATTGGTTACGTAGGAGAGCATTCGTGATTAGCGCACTGGTTAAGCATTACTGGCTGCAGTTGCTGGTGGTGGCGTTAATCGGCGTGCTGGCGTTCTTCGTGAACCACTACCGCGACAACGCTATCAACTACAAAGGCCAGCGCGATAAGGCCACCGAGAATCTCCGCCTGGCTAACGACACCATCAAAGACATGCAGACCCGACAGCGTGATGTTGCTGCACTGGACGCCAAATACACGAAGGAGCTAGCCGATGCAAAAGCTGAAAATGATGCTCTGCAGCGCAAGCTTGATAATGGTGGTCGGGTGCTCGTCAAAGGCAAGTGTCCAGTGCCAGCCACAACCCAAACCACCGGCTCCCCCGGCATGGGCAATGATGCCACCATCGAACTCTCTGACGTTGCTGGACGAAACGTTCTCAGTATCCGATCCGGAATCATCAGTGACCAAACCTCATTGAGAACACTGCAGGAATACATCAAAACGCAGTGCCTGAAATAAGCAAATATAAAAAATATTTTTAGCTGGTCACGTCTATTCATAGCTATTCACATCAACCAATAGCTATTTATCGAGTGACTATATCTATTTGAATTTAAATGATTAAATCAAGCCTTGCGAGTGTGCGAGGCTTTTTTTACGCCAGAAGTAAACCACCCCGCGCATTCTCGTGCGCATATCAACCAAGAGCCTTTCGGGGTAGAGCTTGAGATAGGGCAGTGGTAACGCTGACCGCTCTTGGGCTGCCCATATCTACGAGAACAGGCTCAACCACCAAAAGGTATCAGCGAAATGAAATCATTAACCCTCTTCAATCAACCAATCCGTGTCGGGGAAGACGGCATGATCTGCCTCACCGATATGTGGAAAGCCAGTGGCAAAAGTGATGCTGAGTCGCCTTACCACTATCTGCGAAACAAGCAGACAAAAGAGTTCCTGGCCGAGCTGGAGAAAAACCACGAATCTGTGGTTTTCACTGCACGCGGCGTACACGGCGGAACCTATGGCGGGAAGTTTGTTGCTTACGATTATGCGGCCTGGTTAAACCCCGGGTTCAAGTACGCAGCTTATAAAATCCTCGATGACTACTTCACCGGAGAGCTTCAGCATCGCAACAGCTTAAGTGCGTAGCTCAACATGAAGTGCCATGAGTTTGACCAGAAGAAGGACATGGCGAGCTTCTGCGGACAAGGACTTGCTGCATGGCGTTATACGAAGCCTGTATTGGTCGCTGAGATTAACACCCTGGCTAACCAGTTGCAGATTACGATCCCCGGGCTGCCGGGATGAATAATCGCGTCATCGAATGCGCCTCCAGAGCGGGGCGCGATTTCTCAGAGTTCACGCCAGGTGAAAAGGACATTATGCAGGCGCTGTCCTCGGTGGATCAGTTTAGCGAGCAACTGCGCCTCAACGGTTGCGTCAATCATCACTTTGTCAGCTACATGATGCGGAACTCGATCATGCAGGCATTCATGGACATGGCAAACGCCGAGAAGAAAGAAGAGCGCCGCCGTAAGCGAGCGGAAACAAAAGCAAAGGCGAAGTAGCCATTCCAAAGCTCATCCTCGGGTGGGCTTGATAATGGATATCCCCCACAAGCGGATAAAGAGGCTCTCAATGTCCGACATCTACAACATCAAACTGACGACGAACGACGGCGGCGAGTTCACAGGCCAGATGTCACGACGTCAGCCTGAGCTGGTAAACGGCTTTGTGCCGCTGGCGACCGAGACGGGCCAGTGGCTGTATTTCGCTCCTGCTGATGTAAAGCGCGTGGAGTTCACGCCTGTACCGGCAGAGCAGACCGAGCAGGCAGCAGAACAAACAGCGGAGTAACGAAACTATGGCGACCAAACCAAAGACTGGCCGCCCTTCTGATTATCTACCAGAGGTGGCTGCTGACATCTGTTCACTGCTTGCCGATGGGGAAAGCCTGCGCAAAGTTTGTGACCGACCAGGGATGCCTAACAAGGCGACGGTATTCCGCTGGTTGGCACAACATGCAGAGTTTCGCGACCAATACGCGAAAGCCACTGAGACACGCGCTGATGCGATTTTCGAAGATATGTTCGATATCGCTGACGGTGTGAATGAAGAGGCTGCCGCAGTAGCCAAAGCACGTCTTCGCATCGACACGCGAAAATGGGCCTTGGCTCGCATGAACCCGAAAAAGTACGGCGACAAAGTCAGCCAGGAAATCGACCACAAATCTTCAGACGGAACTATGACTCCGCAGCCGACAATCATCCAGTTACTACCTGTTGAGCCGAAAGCATGAGTAACGCCGTTCAACTGCCGATCCCCGCGAAGCTTGCGCCGCTGTTCACTGCCGTGAATAAGCGTTATCGATGCTCGCACGGTGGACGTGGTAGCGCCAAGACGCGCACCTTCGCACTGATGACTGCGGTAAAGGCTTACCAGTCGATGATGAACGGTGAAAGCGGCGTGGTGCTCTGCGCGCGTGAATTCATGAACTCTCTGGAAGAGTCGAGCATGCAGGAAGTTAAACAGGCGATCCTTTCTGTTCCCTGGCTGGCTTCCAACTTTGATATCGGCGAGAAGTACATCCGCACCATCGACAAGAGCGTTAACTACGTGTTCTGCGGTCTGCGGCATAACCTCGACAGCATCAAGTCGAAAGCGCGCATCCTGCTTTGCTGGGTAGATGAGGCTGAATCAGTAAGCGAAATAGCCTGGCAGAAGCTGAGCCCGACAGTTCGTGAAGAAGGCTCAGAGATTTGGGTGACGTGGAACCCGGAGCGCGACGGTAGCGCCACGGATAAACGTTTCCGCAAAGAAGCCGGCGACGACTGCATTACCGTTGAGATGAACTATACGGATAACCCGTGGTTCCCTGACGTGCTTGAAGGTGAGCGACAGAACGATCAGCGCCGCCTCGACCCGGCGACATACGCATGGGTGTGGGAAGGGGCTTACCTCGAAAACTCCGACAAGCAGGTTCTGGCCGGCAAATACCGGATCGCTGAGTTCTCAGAAAATCTCTGGAAAGAAGCTGATCGCCTGTTCTTCGGTGCAGACTTCGGTTTCGCTAAAGACCCGAACACTCTGGTGCGCTCGTTCATACTGCATAACCGGCTGTACATTGAGTACGAGGCATACGGTCAGCAGACAGAGCTCGACCACATGCCAGAGCTCTACGATACGATTCCAGGCGCGCGTGACTGGCCCATCAAGGCTGACTCCGCTCGACCCGAGACGATTAGCTATCTCAAGCGGCAGGGGTTCAACATCTCAGCCGCCGAGAAATGGCAGGGGAGCGTTGAGGACGGAATTGCCCATCTTCGCGGCTTCGACGAAATCATTATCCATCCGCGCTGCAAGAACGTGGCGCGCGAGGCCCGCATGTGGTCGTACAAAACGGACCGCATCACCGGTGAGGTGTTGCCGAAGCTGGCCGATGGTTACGAGCACTGCTGGGACGGTATTCGCTACAGCCTGGACGGACACATTAAGCGTAAGGGTCAGATGGCCGGGATGATGATTCCTAAGCGTCTGCAACGGCGTTAAACTGAATAAGTGGTGAATGCGCAGGCTGATGCGCGCGAAAGGGAGAAATCTCTGGGCTTACGGCAAGACAATTCGATTATTCGATGCGGCCCACGTTGGTAAGCCAAAGCCGGAGATCAGCACCGGCCACCACACCATAATTATCAGGTCGCTCAGGCGGCCTTTTTTATTGCCCCGTAATCACCAACGGACAAACCATGACTGACAAATTAACTCTCGCCGTCAACCATGCGTTGAACGATGCGCGGATGGCGCGCGCCCGCATGGGGATGCTTAACCCTTCGATGGGGCTGGACGCCAAGCGTAATTCTGCGTGGTGCGAATATGGATTCCCTGAGCAGGTCACATACGAAAACCTCTACGCCCTGTACCGGCGCGGTGGTATTGCTCACGGTGCCGTTGAGAAGCTGGTGGGCAAGTGCTGGCAGACTAACCCGGAAATCATTGAGGGTGACGATGCCGACGAGAGCGAAGACGAAACCGCCTGGGAGAAAAAGTCCAGACAGGTATTCACCAGCCGATTCTGGCGCTCGTTCGCAGACGCTGATCGCCGCCGTCTTGTCGGTCGTTATGCAGGCATCCTTCTGCACGTCAATGACTCCCTCGCCTGGGATCAGCCTGTAACGAAAGGCAAAATGCTCCAGAAGGTTACTGTCGCATGGGCAGGCTCTCTGACAGTTGGTGATTGGGACACTGGCCTGAACTCGAAGACGTACGGTCAGCCGAAAATGTGGCAGTACGCCGAACGGTTGCCGAATGGTTCAAGCCGACGCGTCAATATCCACCCGGATCGGGTATTCATCCTTGGCGATTACTCGGAAGATGCCATTGGCTTCCTGGAGCCAGCTTATAACGCATTTGTCAGTCTGGAGAAGGTGGAGGGCGGTTCAGGCGAGTCATTCCTTAAGAATGCCGCGCGCCAGTTGAACATCAATTTCGATAAAGAAGCAAGGCTGGATGAAATAGCCAGGGCTCACGGCGTCGACTACAGCGAACTTAGCGAAATATATGACAAGGTGGCCCGAGAGATGAATATCGGGAATGACACGGTACTCATAACGCAGGGGGCTTCAGTTGCTCCGATTGTGGCCGCCGTGTCCGATCCTGCACCAACATATAACGTCAACCTGCAAACCGCTGCCGCCGGAGTTGATATCCCGACGCGCATTCTGGTTGGCAATCAGCAGGCCGAGCGCTCAAGCACTGAGGACCAGAAATACTTCAATACTCGCTGCCAGTCTCGCCGTGGCGACCTGTCATTCGAGGTTGAGGACTTCTGCGACAAGCTGATCGAATTAAGTATCCTCGATCCGGTCAGTCAGAAGACCGTTATCTGGGACGACCTCAACGCGCAAAGCGACAGTGAAAAACTGGATGCCGCTCAGAAGATGTCGCAAATCAACAGCGCTTCCATCGGCACGGGTGAGCAGGTGTTTACTGGTGAAGAAATTCGCGTGGCCGCCGGGTATGAGGGTTCGCCCGAACCGCTTCCAGAGGTAGATGATGACGAAGAAGAAAGCGAAGTCACCGATACTTCCGGGAAACCTTAAAGACCCAACGGGTGCCGACCGACTTGAGCGCGGGGCGATGAGAGAGTTCGCCAGGCGAATGAAGCGAATTGGCAAGGCGTACAAGGGCATTCTCGACCGCATTCCTGCATCGCCATCAGTAAACCAGCGTTACACCTTCGACCTCGATTCCACCCAGCTATCAATGCTCCTCAGCAATGCCTCATTGCTGGTGGATGAGATATTGGGGGCAGATAACGAGACGGGGTTCTGGTTCTGGACTGATTACGTCAACCCGGCTTATCAGCGCGGAACGGCGCAGGAATTTGCCAATCTGGCGCAGCAGTCAGCCGTGTACGCAGCAGGGCAGGAAAGTGTATCGGCAATCCTCCTGAGTGAGCCGTACCGCCGCAGACTGATTCTGGTTCGCGCTCGCACCTTTGAGGAAATGAAGAACCTCAGTGCCACTGTGAAAGCCGACATGGCGCGGATTCTGACCGATGGGCTGGGGCGCGGACAGAACCCGCTGGAAATAGCGACGCGCATCACTGAGCAGACGGGAATTGAGTCTCGCCGGGCTAATCGAATAGCCCGGACGGAGATTACCACCGCGTTGCGCCGTGCGCGCCTGGACGAAGACGACGAAGCCAGAGAACAATATGGCATCCGTACAAAGCAGATGCACATATCAGCGCTCAGCCCGACAACCCGAAGCACCCATGCCGCGCGTCACGCCCATCTGTATACCGCAGAAGAGCAGCGGGAGTGGTGGGCTAAGGATGCAAACGGCGTGAACTGCAAATGCTCCACGATCGCGGTTATGGTCGATGAAAGCGGCAAGCCGTTAAGTGACACCATCATCGATAAAGCTCAGAAAACATTTAACACAATGAAAGCCCGTGGCTACCAATGGGCTAAGGGTTAACTCATGCCAATGCAAGTTAATGTCACCTCGAAGGTGAACAGTAAGGCCATCCGGCGCGAACAGCACAACGGACGCGAGCACTGGGTTGTTCCTTCCTACACCCTTCCGGCGAACGTGGTCATGAACGGAGGTCTGTATCCGGCCAGTGAGATTGACCAGCACTACAGTGGCCTGGAGGGGACACTGGCACCGCTTGGACATCCACAGGTCAACGGTCAGTTTGTTTCTGCTTTTAGTCCTGAGGGGCTGAATGTGGGTTACGTCGGGGCGTGGAACAAAAACGTCAAGAAGTCCGGCAACCGCGTCTACGTAGAGAAGTGGATCGACACAGAAGTGGCAAAGCGCACGGATGACGGAAAGCGCCTCCTTGAGCGTCTTGAAGCGCTGGAGAAGGGCGAGGATGTTCCGCCAATCCATACCAGCGTTGCCGTATTCCTGGAGGAGCTTGAAGCGAACGATGAGCAGAAAGCTCAGGGGGCTTCATGGGTTGCGAAAATTCACGCGATGGACCATGACGCCATCCTTCTGGATGAGGTTGGCGCAGCTACGCCAGAACAGGGGGTAGGGATGATGGTAAATGCTGATCTTGCCACTCCACTGAAAGCTAATTCCGGCGCTCTGGTGGGGGAAACCTATCGCGAGCGTGAGCGCCGACTGGAGAAGGCTGCGAAAGATAAATTCGCTCCCGGCGAGAAAGAATACGCCTGGGTGGCTGATTTCACTGACTCACAGGCCGTAATCATCCTCAACAATGGCGATCCGAAGGTTTACGGATACAAATCTGAGGGCGGAAAGATTGTCTTTGACGATACCGGGACAGAGGTTCAGCGCCAGAGTTCATGGGTTGCCGTCGTCAACAAGCTCAAATCATTTTTCACACCGCAGGAACAGCCTGCACCAAACCACAAAACGGAGGGCGACATGCCTTTAACCAAAGAAGATCTGGAACAAATCGGCAGCATGGTTAGCGAGGCCGTCGCCACCAATACCGAAAAGGCTATTAAGCCTCTGGCGGAGAAGGTTGATGCGCTACAGGCCAACCAGGACAAGCTGACCGAAACCCTGACTGCAAACTCACGCGCGGAAGAGAAAACGAAACGTGAAGCGGTGGCAAAAGTTCACGGCGATATTGTGGCTAACGCCCTGTCTGGCGAAGCTCTGGACGCAATGTTCAAGTCGCTGGGCGAAGCTGCTCCGCTGGGCACTAACTCTGCGCAACAGCAGAAAGAAACCGGTGCGCCGAACCCTGACGAATACTTCAAGAAATAAGGAGCCAGACTAATGGCACGTTATCGCCGCGTTAATATCGACGGTCAGTCTCTGTACAAGACCGAAACCCGCGCCGCCGCCGCAGCACTGCTTCCCGGTACGGCTGCTGTTATCAATGGCGACAATCAGTTTGCGCAGGCAACCGCGCTTACTGGTCGCATCTACATCATCGACGTGGCCTACCATCAGGGCTTGAATATCACAGAAGCGGTTCCCGCTGGTGATTCCGCTGTAGGCAACTACGTCGAAGAAGGCCGCGAGCTGGCGCTGCTCTGCGTCGCCGGAACCTACGCCAAAGACGACCCGATCAAGCTGGGCGCAGATGGTAAGTTCACGAAGGCAACGGCGGATACCGATTCGGTGATCGGCTACAGCCAGGATGATGCAACCATTGCCGCCAGCACTACCGATTTCATCCGCGTGCGCATGCGCGTTGGCACTGTGGCTGCACCGGCAACCGGCGGCGGCGAGTAAAGGAGAGCAAGAATGTATTTTACCCCCGAAACACTGGCTGCTAACAGCCGACTGCGCGGGCACTGGAATGAGCTGTGGGCCAACCGCAACATTTTCAACCATCATCACGACATGATGGTTAACGAATATCGCCAGAGCATGACCCCCGAAATGCTGGCGGCTAACGCTGTTGGTGGCTTTGCTCGTGAATTCTGGGCTGAGATTGATCGCCAGATTATCCAGATGCGCGATCAGGAAATTGGCATGGAAATCGTCAATGACCTGATGGGCGTGCAGACTGTATTGCCTATCGGCAAAACCGCGAAGCTGTATAACGTGTCTGGTGACATCGCTGATGACGTGTCAATCAGCATCGATGGTCAGGCGCCGTATTCCTTCGACCATACTGAATTCGGTTCTGATGGTGACCCGATCCCGGTATTCACTGCCGGTTACGGTGTCAACTGGCGACACGCGGCAGGTCTGAGCACTGTCGGCGTCGATCTGGTGCTGGAATCTCAGTCGGCTAAGCTGCGTAAGTTCCACAAGAAGCGCGTCAACTTCTATCTGAACGGCGACTCCAGCATTGTTGTTGATGGTCTGCCAGCTCAGGGGATGAAAAACCACCGTAACACGCAGAAGATCAACCTGGGCAGCGGAGCGGGCGGCGCCAACATCGACCTTACCACTGCAACCCCGGCGCAGTTGCTGGCCTTCTTCGGCCCTACCGGCCCGTTTGGCCTGACGGCTCGCACCAACAAAGTAACTGCTTACGACAAGCTGTGGGTTAGCCCGGAAGTGTGGGCCAACATGGCGAAGCCATACCTGGTAGACATTAACACCGGCACCAATGCGTTACTGAGCGGAACGGTTCTGGATGCGATCAGTAAGTTCATTCCTGCGAAGTCTATCCAGATGACCTACGCGCTGTCTGGCAATGAGTTCCTCGCCTATGAGCGTCGTCAGGACGTAATCTCCCCGCTGGTCGGCATGGCCGTCGGCGTTGTCCCTCTGCCACGCCCGATGCCGCAGAGCAACTACAACTTCCAGATCATGTCTGCTGAAGGCTTGCAGATTAAGAAAGACGGCGAAGGCCTGTCCGGCGTGGTCTACGCCGCCAACCTGGCATAAGGAGAGCGACATGGCTAAATACCAGGTAATCAAAGCATGGCATGGCGTGAGCGTCGGTGATGTGGTTGAAATTGAGAAACTGCATCCGTCGCTGAAGCCTCATGTGATTAAGCTCTCTGATGCGGCTTTAACACCGGCGACGCCAGAGGCTGGCACGGATGTGAAATCCCGAAAAGAGATTATCGCAGCGCGCCTGACTGAACTGGGCATCGAGTTTAAAGGCAATCTGGGAGCTGAAAAGCTCAGTGAGCTGTTGCCGGGTGGCGAACTCGAAAAGCTTTTCCCTGCTGAATAACAGCCGCCGCCAAGGCGGTTTTTTTATGCCCCGCTCCGGCGGGGTATTTCACGGAGTCGATAATGGTAACTCTCGAGCAGGCGAAGGAGTATCTGGAGAGCCAGGGAATTACCATTCCCGATTTTGTTCTTCAGGCTCTCGTCGACCAGGCCAACAGTATTGAGGAGTGTCTCGATGCGCATTATCCGGCATCTACCGCGCTGCTGATTCAGCTCTATCTGCTGGCGCTTATGGGGCTGGCGCAAGGCGACAAGTATATCAGCTCGCAGACTGGCCCTAATGGTGCATCTCGTTCATTCCGTTTTCAGTCGTTTTCGGATCGCTGGAAAGGTGCTGTGGCGCTGTTGCGTGGCGCTGACAAACACGGCTGTGCTAATGACCTCATCCCTCCAGACCCGACCAATACAGCGTTTGCTGGCATATGGATCGGTAAAGGTGGTTGCATGTGCAGCGGGAGTAAGTAATGGCATGGATATCGGTTAAGAAGCGGCTGCCGGAGCCTTTTGTCAAAGTCTGGGTGATGACCGACAGCGGTAAGCGCGTTACCGGCTATGTCAAAAGTAACGGCGACTGGTATCTGTTGTGCCGGAAGGTTGCAGCGGAGAAACCGGAGGTGATCCGGTGGGAGGATGGCAATGTCTGAAACAGCACGCTGGAGTTACACCAACGTTGCGACCATCTACCCGCGCGTCTACGACGACTGGAACAGCACCTGGACAACCGGAAACCCCTACCTGATTGACTGCACCTGGACGGCAAACAATGAGGTTGCGGTAGATGCCAGCGGGAAAGAGTTCACCACGAACCTGATTTTCTTCACTGAACTGAAGCGCAATGGCATCGATGCGACCATGCCGAAGCGTGACTGGTATATCGCCAGAGGTGACACAACATCTCAGGCCGATCCGCTGAAAGCTGGTGCAAACATCATCAAAGCGGTGACGGAATGGGATATGTCATTCTTCGAAGAAGAACCAGACTACAAAATTCTGACGTGAGGCGATCATGCCCGTTAAAGGTATCAAGCGTGTTCAGATGAACACCCGCAAGGTGCTGGCAGAAATTGCCGGGCCACGCACAGAAAGAGTGCTGACCGAGGTCATGATTGTAGGATCGTCTCATGCAGCACTACTTACTCCCATTGACACCTCCACGCTCATCAACAGCCAGTACAGAAAGCTTGAACCTATATCTGGAGGGATGCAGGGAAAGGTTGGGTACACGGCTGCATACGCTGCCGCCGTTCATGGCATGTCAGGGAAGCTAAAAGGTCAGCCACGTGAACATTTTGGCAGAACTCGCGCCGGAAAAGAATTCGGTGGTGGAACGGGGAAAGGCAATTATTGGGATCCTGATGCTGAACCGGGGTTCCTGACCAAAGGCTTCGAGCGTGACGGCCTCAACGAGATTAAGGCCATCATCAAGCAAGGATACAAAGTATGAAGCGTAGCGAGGTGTATGACGCGCTGAGAGCGTGGTTACAGTCTCACGGGTTTGATGTCGGCTACCGCGTCCAGAAGCGCTCCTGGAACGAGCTGGAAGGAACGGAAAGGGAAAGATACCTTGTCATCCAGCAAAACGGCGGTGGCAAGCCTGAGGAAGCCATTACGCGAGACTTTTTCCGTATCCTTGTTTTGTCAGGACAGAACGACAGTGACATCAACGAAGTTGAAGACCGCGCTGATGCAATACGCCAGGCGATGATCGACGACTACCAGACTGAGTGCATCATCTCGATGCAGCCAATCGGCGGCATCCCCGCCATCCAGACCGAAGAAGGTCGCTACCTCTTCGATATTTCATTTCAAACCATCATTTCCCGATAACACGGAGATAAAGACATGGCATGTGAAGCAGGTGCTTTCACAGGGCGTGATGTCGTCGTTTACTACGCGATTGGCTGCCCCGAATCACAACCCGCCAACGGTGACTATAAGCGCCTTGGTATGATGCGCGGGAAGACTGTTTCCGCTGAATGGGATACTGCAGACGCTACCGCTGATATGAGCGCAGCGTACACGCAGGAAAATCTCGTAACCTATAAAAACATCTCTTTCTCTGGAGATGGCGTTACCCGCAAAGAAGATGTCTATGCGCAGAACGCGTTGAAGCGTCACGTATATAACCCGCCGGCAGAGACCAGCAATCAACCGTATGTCTGGCTGAAAATCATCTCTCCAAATGATATTACCGAAGGCCCGTTCATGGTGACTTCGTGGGAAGACGAAGCCCCTCATGATGACGTGGCCACATGGTCAATTGAGGCTTCAAGCGCGGGTCAGGTGGATGTGCGTGATGTCGGCGCCGTAATCACGATCACTACGCAGCCGCAGAACCGCACGCTCACGGTGGGCGATGCACTAAACCTGTCTGTGGCGGCAAATGTCTCTGACGGCTCCACTCTGACCTATCAGTGGAAGAAGGGCGGAACTGACATCTCTGGTGCGACGAACGCTACCTACACGAAGGCCAGCGTCGTTACTGGTGATGCGGGTTCTTACTCCTGTCAGGTTACATCCTCAACCGCCGGCTCGGTAACCTCCAGCCCAGCCACTGTGACCGTGAACGCAGCCTAAACCAACGGGAGGCTTAGCCCTCCCATTTATTAAGAGATTCCATGAAAGCAATCACCGATATCGGCCAGGCTGTCATTCGCGCCAGCGGCAAAGAGATATTCCTCAACCCTTCATTCCTGGCTATGTCCCGAATCGGCACGCCTGAGCAAATCGTTGATGCTTTCGTGAAAGTTCATGCAGGCCATTACCCAAAGCACAGAATTGCAGACACCCAGATTCTGAAAGCGGCTAATGCACGCTGCTTTGCGGATATGGCAGCGGCCGCAGCTAGTGTAGTCAAACACTGCTCTGAAGGCGACATTACTGAAATCATCGGCTCTTACTCAGTGACTACGGCGGGACGCCTCCTGTTTAAGCCTGGCTCGTTGCCAGTTGAAGACGTCATCCAGCTGGCGCGTCACCTGATTTTGCATGGCGTAATGGGTGATCAGCCGCCCGAAGAGTTCGAGAGTAAGAAGGGCGAGTACAGCGATAAATTCGACGTTCGGACATTCGTTTACACCGCCGTTGCCCACCTCGGAATGAGCGAGGCGGACGCCTGGAACATGACGATGACCAGCTTCCGGGCTGCCATGAATGCCAAGTTCCCGCAGAAGGATAAAGGCAAGGTGCCAACCCAGGAGAAATACGACGAGGTTATGGACTGGGCAGAACAGATGCTGGCAATGGATGCACAGAGGCATGGTCCGCATTAACAACCTACGAAATGAAACGATAAGCCCTGCGTCCGTGGGGCTTTTTTTCATCCGCAATAAACCCACCGCGCTTCACACGCGCACGTTATAATCCCAGAGCCTACAGAAAGCGAGCCTGAGAGTTAGTTGTACTCTGGGCTGCTATCTCTGTGTGACAGGCTCACTTTCTATAGGTAAACCTCATGCACTATCCAACCGTATCTGTAAACGGAGTTTCCGTTCGCGTTGATGACGAAGGGCGCTACAACCTCAATGATCTTCACGCTGCCGCAGTGGCAAACGGAGAGGCAACAGAACAGCAGCGCCCAAGTCAGTTTTTGCGTAGTGCTCAAGTTAAGCGCTTCATAAAAGCACTAAAAGCCAAAGTGCAAAAAAGCACTCTGGAACAAATTCAACCACTTAATGTTATTAAAGGTGGGGATGAACCAGGCGTTTGGGGTATTGAACTGTTGGCGATCCGTTATGCCGCATGGATTAAGCCGGAATTTGAGATTGAAGTATATGAGGTGTTCCGAACGGTGGTTCGACTCGGCATCAGTGCCATGTCCCGCCTGAACAAAATTGACCACATCATCAATACTGAAACCAAGCAGATCAGCCAATGCGCCAGCCAGATGGCCAGATGGGGTTCCGGCGGCCGCAAGCAACTACTGAACGCAGCACGGGATCGTGTTGCTGATGAAGTTCAAATGTATTTGCCTGGCATTATGTAGGCAGCGATGACACGCTTAACTGCGGGTTTTATTTGATCATAAAATCCACGCTGTTAAGATGTTTCCGATTGCAATCAAAGGAAACATAAAATGAAAAAGGTAGTTGCTTTAGCTCTCGGGGCTTTAATGCTGTCTGGCTGTACTGTTCGTGTTGCTGATATGACTGTAGGCAGTACCAAAAACTATAACCTGAACGCAGCTAAGTTTGAAAAAGGTCAGCGCGTAACTGGTGAAGACAAAGCTCCGATTGTCATTTTCCCACTGGGCATTCCTAGCGTCAAAACAGCAATGGATCGCGCCATCGAAAAAGATAAGTGCTCTGTAGGTTTGAGCGATGTTGTTATCTATCAGCTTAACCATGCGTTCCTGTTCGGCACGTATGGTTTTCGTGTTGAAGGTACTCAAATCATCGATAAATCTCAGCTTGGTTGCGAAAACCGCTAATCTGCTGGGTATACTGACAAGCCGCCTCCGGGTGGCTTTTCTTTTTCGAGTGGGAGATCCCTGCTAGGATTCCCTCATCTTTTACCAAAGGGGATAGGGATATGAAGAAGGTGCTTTTTGTGGTTGGGGTTTCGCTATTATTAGCCGGTTGCGCTCAAGAGAGACCTTTGACGTCATATGATGATGCAGGTCTTTGCATTTTAAAAGGGCAGGCTATGGGTTACGGGAACACCGAAATCATCCCAAAAATACAAGCTGAGTTTTCACGCCGAGGAAATCTAAGTATCACCAAGGACGACTGTGAAACCTATATCAATACAGGTATTCAAGATGCCAAGGTAAAAATGAAAACAAGCGACAGCATCATCCAGCAATCCAATCAGTCGATGACGATAAACGCAATTCAAGGCTACTAAATAACGAATCAAAATGAACCTCGCTCCGGCGGGGTTTTTTATTTCCCGGAGAAAAGATGATGACCCAAAACGTCGGTGATATTGAATATGTGATTAAGGCCGATACCGCTCAGTTGCTGCGAGCTGATAAGCAGGTGGTTAATGTCACCAACAGCATGGAGTCAGGATTCAAAAAGGCCGATAAATCTGCTGATGCCCTTAATACGGGATTAACAAAACTTGCATCGACACTCAAGCTGGTTATTGCTGCTGGCACTCTCCGTGAAATGGCTCGCATGGTACAAAGCTACCAGGAGATGGCCGAACGCGTACAGATGGCGACCTCCAGCCAGGATGAGTTCGAGCGGGTACAGAAGCGTCTACTTAATACTGCTAACGGCACTTATCGTTCGCTGGCAGAGGCCCAGGAGCTTTATATCCGTAGTGCTGACGGACTGCGCAGCATGGGGTACTCCACCGAACAGGCAATCGACGTTCAGGACTCCATGTCTTACGCGTTCGTGAAGAACGCCGCATCTGCCGAGCGTGCTGATTCTGCTATTAGTGCCTTCACCAAAGCGATAAACACCGGCACTGTATCTGCCGACCAGTGGGAGTCTATCACCACAGCCATTCCGACAGTCATTAACGATATTGCTACAGCTAGCGGAAAATCAGCTGCAGCAGTCCGCGCTCTTGGCGCATCAGGTAAGCTTACAGCTTCGGATCTTACCGAAGGCCTGAAGCAGTCACTCGAGGCAAACACAGCTGCAGCTGCGGGTATGTCTAATAATCTGGTTGATGCCAGCGTCAGGATGCGGACCGCCGTTACCTCTATGCTGGTGGCAGTTGAAGGGCAGACCGGAGTAATTCAGAACTTCACAAACAGCATCATCGCCGCAGCCGATACGATCCTGAGCTTCTCTGAAAACTCTGAAGCCATGAAGGGATACATCGACAGCGCAACACTGGCCGCCAAAGCATTCGCCCTGGTAATGGCCGGGCGCTATGCCGGATCGTTGAAAGACGCAGTAAGTGGCAAGCTTCAGTCTGTCGCCGCCACGCGCCAGCAGACCGCTGCAGAAAACCAGTCTGCGCAGTCATTACTCATTGCTGCTAACGCAGCGCAGAGAAAAACTCTTGCTGACAAAGAAGCGGCTTTCTCAGCCGTTGCGCTGGCTCAGGCTGAACTGAATGTTGCTCGCGGCAGTAGTGCTGAAATGACGGCGCTGGAAAATCTCAACGCAGCAAAATCACGTGCCCGCGCTGCTTCGCTGGCGTTGGTGGAAGCCGAAACCGCCCAGGCTGCAGCTACTGCAAGGGCTGCGGCTGCGGCACGCGCTGCGTCGGTGGGGTTTGGACTTGCTCGTGGCGCTCTCTCGCTGATTGGCGGCCCGGCGGGTGTTGCAATGATTGCTGCATCCGCGCTGCTTTACTGGTGGCAAACTGCCAAGCAGGCGAAGGAAGAGGCGGTTGCTTTTGCTGATGGTCTGGACAAGCTCAACAGCTCTATGAAGACGATGAGCAACACCCAGCTTAGAGGGGCTATAGCAGACGCCAATATCGCCCTGAAAGGGCTAAAGGCAACCATAGCGGATTCAACCGATGAGATTGAAGATCTCACTGCTAAACGTGATGACTACATAAAGAAAGGGAGCCAGTTCAATACAACAGCAGAGCAAGGTAATGGGTTACTCCAGAAAGCAGCAGAGCTGACCAATCTGATAAATCAGAAAGAGCGCGATCGTGCGGAAAATCAGGACAGGCTGACTCGTACAGCCCAGGCCCGCGATAGCATGGAGAACACTCTTAATAACAATATGCTCACCTCGATGGGGGTGCATGATCGCCTAATAGAGAAAGGCTCTACCCTTGAGCAGGTGCAAGGGGCTGTGGCCAGAGCCTTTGGCAAAACTGCCGATGAAATCAACCGGGCCAATCAGGCCGGGCAGAACTTCAATCCCAAATCATTACAGATCGCCCCTCCAACTGCCGATGGCGATAAAGTAATCCTGAACCTTGAAGAGCAGAACGAGCTTCTGAAAATACAGGATGAACGCCAGCGGGCAGTGGCAAAAGCCAGAATGGCGGCATCTAAGGTTACTGACAACCCTAATCAGATCGCGTCTGCTGAGCGTCTGGCTGCAGAGAATTACGATCTACAGGAAGCTGAGGAGGCACGACGCAAAGCGCAGCAGCAGAATGAACAGCAGGGCAAAAGCGCAGCCACTCAGATGGAGGCCAACGCCCAGAAAATTGCTGATTATAAGCAGCGCGCAGAAACTGCTGCCGGGGCAACACAGGATTTGTCACGCGAACAGGCCATGCTAAGGGCTGAGCAGTCTCTTAATAAAAGCGCTACGGCTGGGCAAATTGATGAAATAAGAAAATATGCTGCCGCAGAATGGGACGCAGCTAATGCTGTTAAGCAGCGCCAGCAGGCAGAGCAGGGGAAAAAATACGCAGAGCAGGAAATTGTAGCGGCAAAGATTATGCCTGATGCAGTCACCGGCGCTGTGGTAGATCCTTTAGCGCAAATCGATTTGCAGGAGCAGCAGAAACTGGCTGCTCTAGCCAAGTATCAACAGATAGATAAGCAGAATACTCAGCTATATGAAGATGCAAAGACAGCTATTCAAATTCAGGCGTCGAACGCAAGAAGAAAAATAGCGATTGACGAAGCCAACGCTCAAGCCACTGCTATAGGCGCAATCCTTGGTTCAGCCTCACAAGGTTTTGATAGCCTTGCGACAATGATTCAAAACACTTCTGGGAAAAGTAGCGGCGCGTATATTGCAATGTTTGCCGCGGCAAAAGCGTTTGCCATAGCACAATCGACCCTTAGCCTCAACACGGCGATTATGCAAGCCATGGCCGATCCGACTGCTCTTACGCCAGCACAAAAAATGGCGAACTACGCAGCCATCGCCTCGGCCGGTGCTTCCCTGCTTTCGAATATTGCAAGTGTCAGCATGAGTGGCGGTCGTCGCTACGGCGGTACGGTTTCTGCTGGTAACGCCTATCGTGTCAACGAAGATGGACGCTCTGAAATCTTCCAGACTACAGGTGGGCAGCAGGCATTCATCCCGAACCAGTCAGGGAAGATTATTCCTGCTGACAAGGCCGGAGGGGGTAGGTCGTTTAATCCTGTAATGAACCTCACGATAAACACCACAGGAGGTATTGGCGACGATGATATCGCAAGGCTGCGAAAGGCATGGAACACCGACATGATGAAAATGATGATTGACCAGCAGCGTCCTAACGGCTTGCTTCGGAGGAAATAATGCCAGAAACATTCACATGGACACCACAGCGAGCTTACCAGGTTGAACGTACCCCAAACGTAGCCGTTGTTAAGCTCGGTGACGGCTACGAGCAGCGACAGGTGAAGGGTATCAATCCACTGATGGATAAATACTCGCTCACCTTTCGCGGCGTCAGCGGAGCGTGCCGCAGTAACCCTGCGAAGGATGCAGAGGCATTCCTCAAGGCGAGAGGTGCGGTTGAATCTTTCTACTGGACGCCATCCGATACGGGAGTGCGGAAGCTGTTTGTCTGCCGCTCCTGGAGTTTAACAAAGACGGGGCCGCTATACGAACTTACGGCCACATTTGAACAGGTACCGAGATAAGCCACCTCCGGGTGGCTTTTTTAATGGGAGTTTGCCGTGCGCGACATACCAGCCAATATGATTATAGATAGCGTCGATGCGGGAGTCGGCGCTTTCATTGACCTTTTCGAAGCCGACCTGCAACCTTTTGGTGGTGACCTTATCCGGTTCCATTCCGGCACAAATGGATATTACGGTAACGTTATCTGGAAAGGTAACCAGTACCTGGCATACCCGATAGCAGTAGAGGGATTTGAGTCAAAGAACGAAGGCACGTATGCCCGCCCGTCAATGGCGGTGGCGAACGTTACCGGCTTACTGACGGGTATCAACAATGACTTTGATGACATGCTGGGAGTAGTCATCACCCGAAGACAGGTTCCGGTGAAGCACCTGGACGCGGTAAATTTCCCGAACGGGAACCCTGACGCGGACCCGACACAGGAGGCGGTGTCCCGCTACGTTGTCGAGGAGATGACAGAGGAGACTTTCGAGCAGGTGACATACACGCTGGCGACACCGATTGACTGCGACAACGCTATCATCCCGGCGCGAACCATCCTTGCCGACGTGTGCCAGTGGCAGTATCGCGGCGTCGGGTGCGGATATGACGGGCCGCCGGTTGCAGATGAGCGCGACAATCCAACCACTGACCCGGCGAAAGATAAGTGCTCTCACCGCCGTAGCGGCTGCCGCTTCCGTTATCCACGACCGGAACCAATGCCAATCAGCAGCTTCCCCGGCTCTCAGAAGGTTTCATGATGCAGGAATTACTCGATTATGCGGCATCGTCGCAGGATGAGGTGTGCGGCTTAATCCTGGACGGCGGGCGGCTGTTCCGCTGTCGGAATGTTCACCCGGAACCGGGAAAGCACTTCCGAATCAGTGATGATGACTGGCTGGCGGTCGAGGGGGCTGGAGAGGTGACTGCGGTATTCCACTCTCACCCAATGAACAGCCCGGTTCTGTCCGGCGCCGACCGTAAATGCCAGGTTGCATCGGGCCTTCCATGGGTGCTGGCCTGTAACGGGAAAATCAGAACGTTCAGGCCGGTGGATTACCTTTTGGGGAGGCGGTTCGAGCACGGAGTGACTGATTGTTACACGCTATTCCGTGATGCGTATCACCTGTGCGGAATTGACCTTCCTGACTTCGAAAGGACGAATGGCTGGTGGCTGAGAGGGGAGAACCTTTATCTGAACAACATGTCGCGCAATGGCTTCAATCAGGTCACGCCGGGAGAAGCGCTGCCAGGTGACGTAATAATCAGGCAGCCATTCCCCGGAGCTGACCCTTGCCACGCAATGATTCTGCTCGATGACAATATGGTTCTTCACCACGATTGCTCCGGGCATTTAAGCCGGAGAGAGCAAATGCGCCCGGCATACGTTAAGCAGATGCATTCCATATGGAGACATGAACAGTGCTCATCTTTAAATTTGCAGGGCATTTACGCCGACATTTCCGCAAAGTCGAGCTGAACGTTGATACCCCTGCTCAGGGAATTCGCCTTTTGCTTGCTCAGAATCATGAGTTCAAAAAAGCATTCCTGAACGCCAGAGTAAGAATGCGAGTGGCGGGTGAGGATGTTGAAACGTCTTCGGTGCAGTGGCACATGGATCGGCGCCTGAAGGATGGCTCTGTAGTGCTGTTTGTCCCGGTGATTGAGGGGGCGGGACTTGAGACCAGTACGATAGTTCTCATTGCCTCACTGGTGCTGTCTGCCGCCTCGGTTGCTTACTCCATCTACATGTCCCGGAACATGAAAAGCAAAACATCAGCGGAAGCGGCCGAAACAAACACCCTCACGAATAACTCGTTTACCAGTGCAGAAAACAGGGTCGGGCAGGGGCATCCCGTGCCGATACTGCTCGGTGAGATGGAGGTCGGCAGCAACGTAATAAGTCTCGGCATCGACACATCTAATAATTCCGACTGGGAAGAATCAATCAGCTAAGGTGGCGCTATGTCTTCAGGTGGCGGTAAAGCATCAACCCCAAAATTACTCGACGATAACCTCAAATCAAAACAATTCTATCGGGTACTGGATCTGATATCGGAGGGGCCAATCGCGGGCCCGGTGGATCAGGAGCACCTGTCTTCATTCAAACTGAATAAGACGCCTATCACTGACTCGAACGGTAATGTCAACGTGAACGGCATTAGTGTTGCCTGGCGACCAGGATCGGAGACCCAGGAGCCAATCAACGGCTTCTCTGCAATCGAAGCGACGACCATTGTTAACACTGAGGTCACTTACGACACCCCGCTGGTTAGAACCGTGACAGATCAGGACGTGACCCGCGTTCGTTTTAACATCGGCGTCACCGGGCTCATGGAGCAGGACTCCAAGGGTAACCAGAAAAACACCTCTGTAACGATGGTTATCGAGACCAGAACTGGCTCGTCGGGCTGGGTCATGGAGAAGACGGTGACGATTACAGGGAAAATCTCTGGCGAGTACCTTGAGGCGCACGTCATTGATGCTCCTGACGCAAAGCCGTTTGACATTCGCGTTCGCCGCATTACGCCTGACAGCAGCAGCGATTTGCTGTCAAACGGGACTGTATGGAACAGCTACAGCGAGATCACCGACGACAACCTTAACTATCCGTTCTCTGCTGTTGCCGGCTCAGTCATCGACCGTGACCAGTACACCGACACGCCGAGCCGCACATATCATCTTCGCGGGCTGATCGTTGACGTTCCGGATAACTACGAACCAATTGCCAGAACTTACTCCGGGCTGTGGACGGGGGGCTTCAAAAAGGCATGGACTAACAATCCGGCGTGGCTGTTCCGTGAGCTGGCGAAAAACACCCGATTTGGCCTGGCGAAACGCGCCGGATACATCGATGTTGACGATGGCGCACTCTACATTCTGTCGCAATATTGCGATCAGCTTGTAGATGATGGGTATGGCGGCAAAGAGCCACGCATGACGCTCAACGCCTACATCACAGAGCAGGCGAGTGCGCGAGACATTCTCGACAAGATAGCGAGCATGTTCCGTGGCATTGCGCTGTGGGACGGCCTGCGCCTGTCCGTAATGCTGGACGCGCCACAGGATCCGATTGCGACAATCACGAACGCCAACGTTGTGAATGGCGAGTTCAAACGAAGCTCTGTAAAGCGTTCAGAGAAATACAATGCCGTTGTAGTGTCCTGGACTGATCCTGACAACGGCTGGGAGCAGGTGAAAGAGTACGTTTCAGACGATGAGATGATAGCCAAAGGAAACTACAACGAAACCACTCTGGAGGCGTTCGGCTGTACCTCTCGCGGACAGGCATGGCGGGCAGGTAAATGGCTGCTGGAAACAGCAAAGCGTGAAAGCAGCAGGTTGTCTTTCCAGATGGCTCGGGATGCTATCCACTTCACGCCGGGTGATATCGTTGAGGTCATGGATAATGACTACGCAGGAACTCGCCTCGGGGGGAGAATTGTTTCTCATTCCGGGAGGGTGATAACGGTGGACGCGGTTGATTCCTCGGTAGTAACGGACGGCTCCACTATGTCGATTATGGGGAGGGACGGAAAGTTCTCTCGCTATGAGATCGATGGCGTTAACGAAAACAACGTCACACTCAAAAACGAACCTGAATGGGTGAGGGCGGGAACTGTATTTGCCATTTCAACCGCAAGCGTTGCGATTCGCCTTTTCCGGATACTGAGCGTTGCCGAAACGGAAAACAACTCCGTCTACAGCATAACGGCCTCATTGCACGACCCCAACAAACAGGCCATCGTTGACGAGGGTGCAGTGTTTGAAGTTCCCAGCGATACGCTGAACGGCTACCGCGTGCCTAACGTGGAAAACCTGCGAATCCTGAACACAAACACTGAGACCGTCCAGGTTACAGCAACGTGGGAGACGGCAACCACCACTAAAAAGCTGGTGTTTGAGCTGTACATCTACAGTGCTGATGGGAAGCTGGTATCTCAGTACGAAACTGACCAGTTCCGGTATGAGTTTTACGGTCTGGCTGCCGGTAGCTACACGCTAGGCGTTCGTGGGCGCAATGAAAACGGGATGAAAGGCGCTGAAACTCAGGTGAGTCTTATTATAGGCGCGCCAAAGGCTCCTAACTCCGTTCAGTGGATACCCGGACCATTACAGGCCACTCTGGTGCCAGTTATGTCTGTAACGGCAACATCAGATACCTCTTTTGAGTTCTGGTACGCCGGCGAGACTCCGATCCCATTAACCGATGACATTGAGAACAAAACTCAATTCCTCGGGAGGGGGAACCAGTGGACCATTCAAAAGCTCAAGTTTGACCACGTCTATTACGTTTACGTCAGGACACGCAACGCGTTCGGGGTTTCTGAATTTGTTGAGGCTTCCGGAAAGCCAACGGATGACTTTAGCGATATCACAGACGCCATCCTTGAGGATATTGAAAGCTCAGAAACATTCAAAGACCTGATCGAGAACGCGGTAGACAGCAATGAAAAAATTGCTGGCATGGCTGACGACATCAAACAGGCCAACGACGAACTGGCGCAACAGGCGCAGGAAATCGCCAAAAACGCCCAGGATATCGGGAAGGTTCAGACCAACGTTACAAACCTGTCGAGCACGGTCGGAGATGTGTCTTCTTCTCTGAACGAGCTTGAGCAGACAGTGGCGACGGCCGATACCGCACTGGGTCAGCGTATCGATAGCATCAACGTGTCTATGGACGGCATGGCGGGGGGAGTGAAGAATTCCGCCATCGCGATTATTCAGGGCAACCTGGCGCAGGTGGCGGCGCGCAAAACACTGTCTGCATCGGTCGCCGGTAACAGCGCGCAGCTGGACCGCATTGATGAGGTGATCGTCAACGAGAGGGAGGCAACGGCGCGTTCGCTGCTGAGTTTGCAAACTGACGTGAACGGCAACAAGGCATCTATCAACAGCCTGAACCAGACGTTCTCCGATTACCAGCAGGCCACGGCGACGCAGATAAACGCCATCACTGCGACCATAAACGGAAATACGGCGGCGATAACAACGAACGCCCAGGCAATTGCGAACGTAAACGGCCAGCTCAGCGCGATGTACAACATCAAAGTTGGGTTATCCAGTAATGGTCAGTATTACGCGGCAGGGATGGGGATTGGTGTTGAGAACACGCCGTCTGGCATGCAGTCTCAGGTGGTATTTCTGGCTGACCGTTTCGCTGTTACGACTCAAGTAGGCGGTGTGACGACTTTGCCTTTCGTTATCCAGAACGGGCAAACCTTCATTAATGATGCATATTTCCGCGATGCCAGTATTCAGTTCGGGAAAATTACCGATTCACTGAGGTCAGATAACTTTGTTTCAGGCCCTAATGGAGTGGGCTGGAATCTGCCAAAAAGCGGTAACGCAGAGCTAAATAACGTGACCATTCGCGGAACTGTTATCGCAACTGACGGAGTTTTCAAAGGTGCGGTTGAGGCCACGAGTTTTATTGGCGATATAGCGAACATGGGGATAGGTGCTGACGTTAATATTTCCGGCGGCGGGGTTGCCACACAAACAATCACGTTTAATGATTCCGGAACATCAGCACTCTCTAAGTCTGCACTTCTTGAAGCGTTGATTTTTGTATCTTCACTTTCAGGAACCACCACGGTATCTATCACTCTCAATATCAACGGTAGCTCGCGCAATCTCGGCACAATCAATGTGCCTGCCGGGACTGGTGGGCTATGGATGACCGTAAGACATGCAGTGAGGGGAATTACATCAGCGGCTGTAACCGGGACCATCACGGTCATAGGGACAGGAACAGCCAGTAAGATTATATCAGCACCAACATTAACCATTACCCGCGGTACCGGCTCATTTGCCTGACCTTTCTGAAATAAACTGATTTATAACCCGCTTTGGCGGGTTTTTTATTGCCTGGAGAATATATGCTTTATAACACCGGCACCATTGCAATCAACGGAAATACCGCCACCGGGACGGGTACAAACTGGACGGCGCCAGCCAGCCAGGTTCGCGCTGGCCAGACGATTATCGTCATGTCGAGCCCGGTACAAATTTTCCAGATCTCAAGCGTGGACAGTTCCACCTCGATGACGGTTACACCTGCCGCCGCTCCGGCACTTAGTGGCCAGAAGTATGGAATACTGGTGTCCGACAATATCTCTGTCGACGGACTGGCACAGGCCATGTCGCAGCTCATCAAAGAGTATGACGAGAATATTGGCGCGTGGGAGACGTTCGCCACAACCTCAGCCAATCAGAGCATCACTGTAACTATCAACGGTGCCTCAGTTACCCTTCCGGGCATTGGTAAACTGGCTCAGAAAGGAAGCAACGGAGCAATTCCGATTGCCCAGGGTGGCACAGGACAAACGAGCGCTGAGGCTGCCTTGAGTGCGCTTGGGGGGCTGTCTAAATCCGGTGGTACCATGTTGGGCGGCATAACTCTAAAAAACGCACCGATTGCTGCTGACGCTAACTCTGTTATTTCCGCCAATGGTGGGCTTGATGTTGATCTCTCCAAGGGATTCGTATTAAAGGGAAAGGTGCAACAGGGGGCAGGCAGAGATAACAATATACTTACAATCTCGGGTGATGGAGATACACCGTCAACAGGATATGTAGGCGCATTTCAGTACAAATGGTACAGCGATAGCTGGGTTGCAGGAATTACTCGCGGGTCAGGAACGGACACTCTGGCTTATACAATTTACTACTATGGACCAGCCACACAAAAATACTGGGCATTCAATTTCGATGGATCAGCTACTTCGCAAGGACCCTGGGTTAATGGTTCTGACGAGCGCCACAAGTCGAATATTGAGGCTGTAGCCAAGCCTCTTCCCGCAGTACTCGCTATGCGTGGCGTGACTTACGATATTAAGGATGGCGGACGAGGCGTTGGCCTTATAGCCCAGGATGTTGAAAAGTGGTGTCCGGATGCTGTCAAATCATATGGAGACCGCAAGTTTAGCGACGGTGCGGTGATTGAGAATTTTAAATTTCTTGATACATCAGGCGTGGCTGCCGCCTACCATACTGAAGCAATCAAAGAACTCTTCAATCTGGTGGAACTGGCGCTTAACGACCCGGAAAAGGCTCGTGATGTTATTAAAGCGGTGAAAGCTGCCTCTGAGCTTAGCCAGTCAGGTTCGTAAATAATCTACGCAGGTACCCAATGAGAAAACCGCCGCCAATCGTATGCAAGAATGGGCGGCGGCTGATTGCTCAGTGTTCATGCCCGAGCAAACGTCGGGAATATTACCTGAACAATATCTACAGGCCAACCTGGCGAACGGTCGGAAACTCCGAAACCAGCCATATGTCGGACTCTTCAAACATTTCTTCCAGCATGCGGTTTAGCTTTTCCCGATCGCTTTTACTTGCATCGCTATTCAAGCCGTTCGCCTGCATCGGCTTCACCTTCACTTCGGCATCAGGGAAAATCTGATGCACCCGCTTCGTCAGCTCGGCCAGAATGATCTCTCTGGCCCCTTCGAGCCCCTCAACATTACGCTTGTCATAAACCAGCTCAACGAACATTACACTCCATCCTCGCGCTGACTTGATCTGTGAATATAAAAATACTACTGTGTATGTATACAGTATAAATCGGAGGTGCATT